CAACTGAAACAATAAATTGGGCTCCTGAATCAGCAGATATGTTAGGAGACATGGCTAGTTGGCTTGAAAATGCATGGCAGGTAAGCGATGAAGGACCATCAGAAGTTTTAGCTGGTTATTTAGCTTTAAATCCTTATGATCCAACAGATGAGTTAAATGCTATATCAACTTACCATCAAAATGTAGGAACAATGACAAATCAAATGTCAGACCAATTATATAAGCAGTTTTCTGATCAACAAAATTTAGCAGCATCTAGAGGTTTTGCAGGTAGTGGAGACCAATATAATAGAGACGCTGCTAAAAGAACTTTTGAAAACACTTGGCTCACTGGTCAATTTACAGCTCAAAATCAAATGGAAGCTGATATTGACGATGCTCATGATGAATTTATGGATAGCTGGTGGGAAATACTACTATCTCAAGAAAATGCATTTACATTTGACCCTCCAGTATCAGGAGAGGTATCAGGCGGTTGGGTAGGAGGTGATGATGAAGACTATAATGACCCAGACGGTGAAGATGATGATGATATTATAGATGATACAATATACGATCAAGATGATTGGGACTTCGGTGGAATGGACGGCTACTCCTAATGAACCCTTTCAAATCTTCAGGTAAAGGTTTATTGCCTAGGAATACAGAAGTTAAAATGCAAATAGGCGATTGGGTAGGAGAGAATGTTAAAATTGACTACCCTACTCTTGAAAAGTTTAGAGGGTTTCGTAAAGACTTTATCGAAAATAAAGCTTTAGATGATTGGGAAGTATGGATGCATGGAGCTTTTCCTGATAGAAGAACTAAGGATATAGACTTTATTCTAACTAAAGGTGAAGGGGTTCCTTTGGACCCAGAAGAAATGGAAAGCTTATCTTATGCTGCTTTTGATAAAAGTATTAGAGACAGAAATTTTTTAGCAGACTTAGGGTTTCATGATCAAAAAATAAATTCATTTGACAGCTATATGAATCATTGGTTAAAAACTAAAGAAACTGTACCTGTAACAGCCTTTTTACCAGGAGATAAATGGTATGTTAATGACAGGCTGTTTAAAGACAGAAGCAGGGGTTTAAAGATGGTTAATGGAGGTCGTGGTAAGGTTGCTAGTGTAGGTAATAATATGTCCAAGATATGGGGAGAATTACCTTATGCAAAGCTAATTAAAAGCTTAGAAGATGATAGTTTCCATGTTTATACACAAAAACCTATTAAAATTAAATCAAGGAAAGGAAGATATTAATGTCATCATACGAATTTCGAAATTTTCAAGTACCTACATTCAACAGACCTCAAGATGATGGTAAAGCTGAATTAAGGAAGTTAATAGCAGACCTTCCTTATTTAATGATGCAAATGCAGCAAATGAATCAACAAAATTACAATAGGCAAGAAACTAGAAGTTGGCAAATAGAAGATCGTGAATATAACAATAAAGTAAATCAATTATCAGCTTTACAATCAGAGAAAAGAAATAAAATAAAAGAATATGAAAACTTAATTGGTGAAGCAAAAAACCTAGGTTATACTTCTTCTAAACCTGTTGATGCTAAAAATAAAACTTCTGGAGCAGGCGACATCTTGTCAATGACATCAGAAGATATTGAAAAAAGAACTACAAGTATTAAAGATGAGATAGGAAGTATAAATACTGGAATACAAAACGTAACCCAAGAAATAGCTTTAATTAAAAGAGGTATGTTGGAATCTAAAGATTACGAAACAAATTTAATGCCTGGTTTACAAGATGAAGAATTAGCTAACTTAAAAAATAAATATGATGCAAACTCCCCTTACTTACCAGGGAATCAAGGTTTAGAGCAATGGCAAAAAGATGCTCTTACTTTCGGTAGGTCAATAGCTAACGAAAACACAATGACAAGATTGCAAAGTAAAGCTGAAAGAAGATCAGTAACTAATATAGTCCCTTTGTCAAAAGGCGTAAAAGTAAATATGGGAGACGATGCGCATTATTTAAGTCCAAGTTATTTAATGGGTAAAACAATAAAAGAAAAGTATCAATATTTAGATGCTTCTAGTTTGCATAATATAGTAAGAGAACCTTTAATGACATATACAGACCAAGCACCTAATCAATTTGACTATAGTGATGTAGAAAATTTATTAGAAGTAAGTAAACGTGATGCTCTCGAACTAGCTAAGATTAATGCAAAAGCTTTAGGATTATCTCAAGCTGATTTAACAGCAGCGGAAGATTATTATGCAGGAGAAGACGGCAGTAAATTAACACCTAAGTATATCCAATTTGAAAGAAATTTCCAACATAATGTTAAATTAGGATTAACTGATAATAAAAATTACAGGTTTAGAGATCAAGCTGCAATACAGCAGGCAGAATCAGCTGAATTAAGTGGATTAAGTTTAAAGAATCAAGATATATTAGAGGCTTATAAAAACGCTCCTACACAATTAAATTCTATATTAATTGATACTTCTGATGAAGATGATCCAGAGTACAGAGTAAGTCCTAATGATATTGTAAAAGCTTTAAAGAAAAAAGGTATGAGTGTACCGAAGTCAGACGTAGAAGCAATATTAAGTACATTAGCAACATCATCTGCAATAGGTTTACCAACATTGATGGGCAATCCTAATGTTAAAGCTATATTACAAGTAATACCTGGAGGTGATGAATTTTTAAATGAATATTTAAATACTATATTACCTTCAAAGGTACATGTTATGATGGGTTCATATACACCACAAGTTAAAGCAGGTTCAAATGAAGTAGATGCATTAAATAGTTTAATAGATGATTTATAGGAGAATATATGGCAGATGAAAGATTAGGAGGTGCAGTAGAAGGAAGATTTTTTCCAGGAGTTACATTTGATGAAATCATGGGAATGGCTCAAAGAAGCCAAGCTGATTTTTTTGAATATGGAGATGAGATGTATATTACTGAAACAGGTGAAACTATACTATCGTCTATTGCCTCTTTAAATGAACAAATTGAAGAATCAGGAGACAGTTTAAATATTGTTCCTGGTACTTATTTGCAAGAATTAGAAAAACTAAAAGACATGCAGATTAAAGCTGACAGTGCTAAGGTGGCTGTAAAAGATACTATACCGCCTACCTCTACTATGAATCCTATAATATCTAATTATACTGCTAAAGACTCAACAACTATAATGAAAATTATTGAAAAAAGAGACTTAGTAAAAAGAACTGATGAATGGAGAAATAAGTCAGATGCAGAACTTGATAGTTTTATAGTGTCTTCTTTAATGAAAAAATCAATAGATAAAAATTTAAAACCAGACCATTTTCCTGCGCTATATACAGATATGCTTCATAGTGTGCAAGATAAAAATGCTGTTAATAAGAATAAAAATGTCAAAGCTACGATTGGAGATAATGTAAGTTATATATCTGAAGTTCCTGCTGTAGATACAAGCCATCAAAGCAATGTTAAAGCTCCTATTGATACAACATCAAACAAAGTTTACAAGAATAAGAGTGGAGATAAGTTTCAAATTCAAGATGGTAAGTTAGTTTTTAATAGTTATCAAGCAGGATTGTCACATGACATTTCTGTATTAAATGATAAAATACAATCTAATTTAAATTCAATGAATGATTTAAAAAGTAATGTAGCAGGGTTAGATCAATACTTAGATGCTTATTATAGAATGTATGGAGCTTTACCATCTAACTTACAAGTAGATGATCCTCTTAATCCTAATAAAAACAATATAATGACAGTAGACAATGTCACTGGAACAGGTAGAGAGCAAGTTGACCCTTCAGATCCTTTCTATTTAGCTCAAGAATCAAGCATTAAGAATAATAAATTTCCTAAAGTTAACTCTTGGCATTTTTGGAGTGAACCTAAAGATAATATGAGAAAAAGATATATGATGAATGATGCTGATTTTAAATCAGCTTTGATAGATTATGAAAGTATATTATCAGAATCAGGAGATGAACGTTGGATGAGTGGTGCTCAAGATGATATATTTATGGATGGTACTAGGGAAGAAAAAATAGCAAGAGTGTCTAAAAAGTATGGAAATAATAAACATATTGTAAGTTTCTACACAAATGCTTTAGATCAATTTGATAGAGTTCAAGACCAATATAATGAAGATAATGCTTTATTATTAGACTTAAACAATATTTACACTGAACAAGGTAGAGAACCAACATTATCTGCTTACGAAAGCCCAGACGTGAGACCTGGCGCAGGAGCTAATTTTGTAAGCCAAGTAGATCCTGGGCATATGTTAAGTGGAGATGCAACAAGTAATGCAATTTTAAATGGTTTAAATAATCTTCTTTCAACTCAAAATATTTCTAGTACACCTAAAGGAGATTTGTATACTTATCAAAATTATATCTCTGAGAATGTTTTATATCAACGAAAAATAGATGAATTAATGCGATATTACGATGCATTAGCAAAATAGGAGTATTATGCCAGAAAACCCATATTTACAATACTTGCAAGGCGCAGGTAGTAATCAGAACTACATACCCACACAAGAAGGTCCTATATATGCAGATTGGACTACCCCTGATGATATAGAAGTCGAAAGAAATAATAGTATGCTCTATGAATTAGTAGGTTCTGGTTTATGGGCATTTATGGATGAAGGATTATTTGGTGTTCCTGGAATGATTGGAGGTCAAGAATTTCAACAAGACATGGCTCCTGAAACTTTCTTAGGACAAATGTCTGCAGGTATCGGTGGTATTGCAGGTTATGCAGCTGGCGCACCTTTAAAGTTAGGTCGTAAAGCTATTAGTATGGCTGTCAAGAAAAGTGGAGTAGCAGAACAATTAATCAAAGCAGGTGGTGAAAAATTTGTATTAGGTAGTGCAGAAAGCGTTGCTAGAAAAAGTGTTAAAAATGCCGTAGATGCTGGATTAAAAAGAGAGATAGCTGAAGACGTAGGTCAAAGTTATATTAATCTTGCTAGAAGAGGTCAAATGGGAGCAGATCTAGCGGGAGCTTTTGGTAGAAAATCTGGAAAAGTGATAGATGAAGTTGTAGGAGATTATGCAGCAAAAGGATTGATTGGTAAAAAAGAATTTGATATTGTCAAGAATGTCTTAAAAACAGACCTTACAAAGAGACCTATTAATAGTTTTAAAGAGCTTTATTTAGCAAAAGGTGACCCTAGTAAAGCTAAATACATAGGATATATGGCAGATGAAATAGTAACGTTTTTAACTATTGATACCTTTAGAGAAGCAATGCATACTACAATTAATAAAAAAGTTCATAATATGGACTATTCATATAATTGGACTGAGCCTATATGGGGTGGTGCTATTGGTATGGGATTTGGTGCATTAGGTTGGTTGAAACCTATTGGTAAATCTGCATCCTTTAAAAATGATTTAATAGATGGTATTAAGGGTTCTTTTAGAACAAGCGTAACTAAAGGAAAAACTCTCAATCAAGTTATGTCTAGAGCTAGGAATCTAGGTGATCAGTTAAAAAGAAGTAAAGTTGAAGGCGAAGACACTATAATACCAGTTAATCTTAATGGTAAACAATATGATTTAGATTTAATTAATCCAACTAAAGCTATTGCTGAATACGGTGACAAGGTAGGTGAAGAGGTTGTTAGAAAAGGTTTAGATGAACAAACCAGGAAACATGGTCGTTCATTAGTTAAATGGGCTGTTAAAGAAGAAGCAGAATCTTTAAAGAAAAATTGGTTTAGAATGACTATGGGTGGTACTATATTTAATGCTCGTAGTTTATTTGATATTGCAGTCAATGATCAGGAAATAACTGTCAATGACATGTTACCTACATTTTTAATAGGTGCCTTCCTACAAAGAAGAGGAACTCCTAAAGATTGGGATTTAAATGATAGAGTAAATGATATTCGTAAGAACTTACGTGTTTTAGGTGTTCAAACTAAAAACCTAATAGATATACCTACATTCAATCCTTATAATAGTTTGCATCAAAATCCAATTAGTCATAATGAAACTTTAAAGAAAGCAAGAGATTTGGCTATTGAAAAGAATATTATTACAGATGATTATGATGTAAGTAAATCAGATATAGATGAAGGTCAAAGAAGTGTTTTAATTGCTGACCAAATGACTGGAGACTATGAAGTATTTAGATCTTTTTACAGACTTCTTGGTGGTCAAAGAAAACACACAAAAGAATTAAGCAGAATTAGTGAAAAGGATGCAGGAGAAATACAAAAAATATTAACAGATGCTACATGGGAAGGTATAGATGGCGGTAAAATTAAAGATGGACAAGATGCCTTTAGAGTGTTTGATAATATAAATGAAAGTGCATCTACAATATTTGATAGAAATATGAAAGTTACTTTAAGTGAGCTAAAAGCTATACCAGAATTAGGTATTAGAACTGATTTAAATATAGATGAACTTCATATGGGTGAGTTTCCAGAAATGATTCTAGCGTCTACATTAGACTTAGATGATGGTACTCCATCATTAAAAAAATTAGCTATGGATGGTCAGTTAATAGAGGGTTTAAGTGGTAATGCTGCTAACAAAGAACTTCAAGGCACTATTAATAAAGCCAATAAGATTATTAAAGCTTTTACGGATATGGATGCTTTAGACCCAATTAAATTAGATCCTAATGATAAATCTAAAACATACACAATAAGCACTTTAGAAGGTTATGACAAGCTTAAACTAGTAATAGATAGATTTGAAGAAAACATTAATTCAGGATTAGAAGCAAGAAGTGATTTCTCTTTTGATGTTAATAAACATTTAGATGATATGGTTTATATCATGCAAACAAATAGAGCAAAAGATTCTGCTAAACGTGTTAGTGATTTATTATCTCCTATTCATCAAAGCCATCAGGAAATGATACAATTTGCAAGGAGAGCTGGTATATTCCAAGTAGATGATAATGGATTAGATAGACTTATTCCTCACGCTAAAGAAAAACAATTTATTATTCAGGGAGCAGATGATGTTTCTGGTGAAAGATTATTCCTTAATAACTTTATTGATTTATTAGGAGCTAAAAATGATTATAGTGGGTATGAATATACAAAGCCTATTGAAGTAGATGTTCAGCAAATAAGAGAACTGCAATCATATTTAGGAAAGCAAGGAATGATGACTAGAGGTCCTGCAATGGGCAAATGGGCTGCATTTACACAGAATTATATTTTACAAGATATTATAAGGCAAAGCAATGTTTCTATAGAGGATGTTACAGCAGTGACTTCTATGAGATCAGTAAAAGATGCTGATTTAGTTGCAAAAAGTTCAGGAATGAATCGTGGATGGCAATTAAAATTAATAGATGCACCTATCGATGCAACAGATACTGATTTTAATTTAAAAGTTTCTCGTTATAATACTTGGGCTAAAGATTTAGAAGGTAGAAGCGATACTCCTTCAGGTAGACTGTTTTCTCTTGGAGATGAAAAAGTTTTAGTAGATAAAAGTACTATGAATTTAATAGACAACATACTTGATTATGCTACTGTAGATGCGCAAATAAGCGCTCGAAGAGTAATTACAGATTTTATGTCTGTTTCTACTAAAGACCATCAAGGTTTTAAAAACACACTTGATAATATATTAACAGCAAATCCTACATACGCTAAGCATTTAATTAGCATGTTGGAAAGTAATGAGATTATTCAAAAAGATCGTGCAGAAGGTTATATAAAGTATAAATTTAATGAAGATGGCTTATCTGAAGAAGTCACTTTAAATGGTAAAACTGTTACGAAGGCAGCTTTAATTAAATATGAATTTCAACAATTAGGTATGGACTTTAATACTATTGATGCTCAAAAGAAAGCTGCACAAGATGAAGTAAATGATATGATACAAGCTGTATATGAAGCACCTACCGATAAAAATAGTTTATCTCAAGATGAATTTTTCAAAAGATATTTTAGTACATCAGGTGTTGTGGAGTATGCGGATGCAGAAACTCAAGCAATAGCTTTAAATTCTATAAACGATGGAATTAAAACTGGAGGAGATACTTATCTTGATGACTTAATTAAAAGAGATATGAGATTGCCTGATGCTAACAATAAAAGAATAGTAAATTTTGATTTAAATAATCCTGAACATGCTTTATCTTTTAATGAAGCAAAAGATCACTTGACTAGTTTATTGATAGGTAAAGCTAATTCTCAAGAAAGATTATTAGTTCAATATAATTTAGGTAAACCTGTTGCTAGAAGAGTAAGAATGCAAAAAACTAAAATGTTTGATTTATTTGATGAGATGGAATTATCAGTCATATTAGCTCAAGGTAATACAGATTTATTTACTTACGACAATAGAGGTAAGTATCACAAAAGACAATTTAGTTTATTTGAAGCTGAAACTAATTATTTAAGTGGAGATGAGAAATCTATATTAAAAGCTCAACTAGATGAGTTTGATACTTCTTTAGATGTAGCAGGGAATATACCAGTAAGAGAATTTGGTACAGACCTTGATTTTGGCTCTGAAACTATGGGAGATGGCATAACAAATGGTGGTAGAATATTTAGAATATCTGAGTCTATGCAACCTTTAGTTGTTAAAAATACTGAATTAATTAATATAGCCAAGACTTATAAATCTATGATAGATCATTATAAAGATAATTTAAGTAAGATTGATAACGGGGTTCATTACCAAGATATGCTATCAAGATATAATAGAATGATTGATAATCCTACTACTAAAACATCTGCGCATGAAATGGCATTAAGAACAATAGTTTATGAAAGATTTGTTGCAGGCTCAGGAAGAAAGACTGATGATTTTTTACCTTATTTATCTCAGCAAAAAGATGTAGACAACTTAACAAAAAGATTAAACTTGCTTCATACTCCAAATTTTAAAAGAGGTATTTCTGAAATAACTAAACAATCTGCTAGGAATGCAGATGATGTAGAAATTATTAATAAGTTTGAAAATAGAGGGACTACTCGTATTAGTGCTTGGGATGAAAAAGATGGTAATAATGGTTCTTCAGTTAAGCAGGCAGTAAGAGAATCTTTTAATTCAGATGCTGAATTTGAAGCGTGGTGGAAAAGAGAGCTGCATGATAGAGCTGATGAAAGTGGTTATGATAGTATCACTTATATCTCTAAAGAATATATGAGATATTTACAATTAAAATATGGTAGAGCAGCAAGTGGTGAAACTGAACTCTTTAAACCTATTATTCAATCAGATGGAGATGTAGTCGTATATGGAAAAACAGTTTTCGTTTATGATAAATTTTTAAATGATTACTTTAGCAAAAGTGAATCTGATATGCTTACTACTACTTCCGCTATGAAAGGTTTTGATAGTGGTTGGAATGATGTTCTTAGTGCTGACCCTTTAAAAAGCTCTGGCTATAGAGAAATTCCTAATGATGCCATTGTTATAAAGCAAGATAGAATACATCATAAAGATGTAGCTAAGCTATCTATCAGTTCTTATAATTATTTAACTAGCGCAGAAGCTCAATTAATGTTTGGTGAGCTTTATGGAAACAGATTAACAAATGCATTAAATGATTTTCGAGATTTGTACGGGGATCCTTTAAAAAGACAAGCTTTCTTTAATGATGAGACTTTAGACAATCAATCGTTAGAATCTATGGTGCAGTCTAATAGTGGAGCAACACAAGCTTTAGGTGCTTTAAAAACTTATTCACAATTTGGAGACCCATCTCATATAAGTGAGAAAGCGGTTTTATCTCAGTTTTATAAAAAGTTAATTGATCCAATTATTAATCAATCTGCTAGAATAGGAGGTAGACGATTTGGAGGTAAGGCTGTTCTTATACAATCTTTAGACCCAAACTTACAAGCTAGAGGAACTATCTACGATCAAGGTGAGATTAAACAATATGGAGAAGTTTTTCTCCCAGATCATGAAAGAAATTCAAAAGTTAGTAATTTTACTGGAGCTAGAGACGATTTTCAGGTTAGAATTGTAAACAAAGATGATAATAAATTACTAGAATTAAAGGACATTTATAAGGATGAAAAATCTTATGATTTAATGTTATCAAAAAATTTAGGTGAGCTTCATGATATAATAAAAGACCAATGGAACGGAAGTTACCAAGTAGCTATTATTACTACTCGTTATCCTAGCACTAGACCTAATGATAAAATGATTGTAGGTTTAAAAGATTTCCTTCATAAGGATTATGGAAACTCTATGATAGCAAGTAAATTAGATGTTTTAAATATATTTGAAGGTGATTATGATGTAGATAAAAATGATTATTACTGGGCTCATAGCAAAACTATGTTTGACCATATAGATAGGGTGAATACATGGAGCTTTATGCAAGGTATTGATGTCAGTAAATTTAAAGCTAAGACTCAAGGTTTGTATTTGACTGGTGGAAAAGGTTTTACGGACAGAAATTTAAATCAAAACTTTCTTGCTTCTATGGCTAATTCAACTACATTTAGAGGAAATATAGGTGTAGTTCAAAAAATACCACGTGCATTAGGATGGTTAGCTGATAAAACTACAAAAGTACATGAAGGTCAGCGAGTTATAATGGAAAGTAAGGATGTTGATGGTAAAAATAGTGGTGAATGGGTAGTTACTATGGATTATGATACTAATGATTGGCGTCACAGATCAGTTGTTGAAGGTCAGTATATTATAGATGCAGCAAAAGAAGTTGACGGTAGTTTGTTTGGTATGAAAAAAGAAGCTAGACATAACTTACTCTTTACAAGAATGAATGACCCTAACAACCCATCAACTACAAGTGAAAATTATAGCATTGGATTCTTAAGAAAAATGGCTCAAGGAAAATCTACAGAAAGACCAAGATTATTTAGAAGATTTAATCTAAAAACTAAAAAAGAAGAGAATTTAATGCCTGAAGACATAGCTTTAATTGATCTTCAGCTCCAAAAATACAATAGATTGCTCAATTTAGGGACTGATGTATATGATGCACAGGGTAGAGGAAAAAAGCCTTCATATGACGATATTTTAGATTTTACTGACGATTTCTTTACTCATTTAGATAACCCTCAATGGAATACTTTCGCAGCATTAAAGAGGAGATATGGTAATAGTAGAGTATTTGAAAGCTACTTTAGACCAGAGCAAAAAGTTAAGAAAAAATCTCAATGGAAAAAACAAGCTGATATAGAAGAAAGCGATGTATATGCAAATCCTACTCAAAATCCTTTTGAAGATGGTTTAATAGCAAATATGAAACAGGAAGCAGAGTTTGGTTCTCATGGTCAAATGTTTGATAGATTGATGTGGCAAATCAGAGATGCTGACCCTACTAGACAAAGACATTACGAAGGTTTGACTGGTGATGCTGTAAAAATGATGGAACAATCTATGAGTAGATTTGTTAGTGATCCTGATTATTTCTCTGAATTTAGTTCTCAAGTAATGAGCTTTATTAAATCAACAAATGATGGACTAAACACTATTAAGTTTCTAAAAAAGAAGTGGGGATACATAGATAAACAACCGATATCAGTTAGGAGAAAAAACGAACTTAAGGATAAGATTAATGATCAGATAAAAGAAATTGAATTAAAAAATTCTGAGTTATTAAAAGCTAATCCTGCATATGCAAAACAACCTAGTATTGAAAATTTAAAAGATAGTTTCATAGAAGTTGTTCCTATTGATGGAAAGCCTGAATATATTAAAACTCAGTCTGAGATGGCTACATTAAATGAAATATTACGACATAGTGGAACAACTCCTAAAATGAAAAGGGATATAGAAACATTGCATCAGTTTGAAAGAAGAATTTTTGGTGACTTAAACACATTAGGTACTACTCTAAGATATGATGCAAAGACTTTATTAAACAATAGAATGAGAAAATGGTTAGGCAACTTGCCTGATATGGCTACTGCTAATGATATTATTGAAATGTCTTTAATGAAAGGTGTTAAAGACCATGGATTGCATTTTCTATACAACTATGCAAATCAAAGCGCTGCTAATAATAGAGTGGGTATATTTGCTGGTACTGCTGTAGCTATGCCCTATAAACCTAGTAAACGATTTGAAAGAATTTTAAGATTTATGGCTAAAGCATCAGCAGATGATCCTGATATGGGTAGAGCATTAAAAGCTCTTGCTGATATAAGAGGTGTTTATGGGCATTACTATAATAAAGACCATAGATTAATCTCTACTGACCCTGTTTCAGGTAAAATAGGTGATACAGATATAACTATGGAACAATTATCATTCCCTAAATTTGGAGCCAATTTACAAAACGCCTTCGAATCATATAAAAGCTATAGATGGTCAATGCAAACCAAACCTGTTGATAATTTTAAATTACAGTATGAAGAATCTTTAGACTTCTATCATAGGTTTTTTAAGATATTTGGACAAGATGAAGAATTTGGTAAATTTATAGACCAAATGAGTCATGTTAGAAGATCAATAGAATCTACTGGTTTATATAATCCAATGAGTTATTTGGCACATATATCTAATATGGAGGCTAATATAACTAAGTTTGCTAACAAGTCTCTACAAGGAACAAGAGATAGTGATGGGAAATATTGGGATATTTCATCTATGGGTGATGCTAGAAAAGCATTAAGAGGTAATAGTTTGTACGCTCTTTATGGAGGTGATAAGCATTTTAAAGGTTTAACATTAAAGCTACCATCTATGCTTGATTCATTTGACTTAAGTAGTTTAAAAGAATATACAAAACAATCTAGATCAATTGTAGAAGGCAGTGTATCTCAAGGTAAGACAAAAAGAGTTTTTGATGAAATGTTTAACTGTGGATTAGTAAAGAAATAGGAGAATAAATGAGTAGAATAAATTGTGATTTTAACCCGCACTTCAGTGATTTATATAAAGCATATAATGAATTTACGAAAGATAAAAACGTTACTAAAAACATAATGGATCCTGATGAAGCTTTTTATAACCTTATTCAATCAGAGTTTAAAATGCCATTAGAGGTATTAAAGTTTAATCAGAAATTATCTAAAGGAGATATAAAAGGATTTAAAGATAGATTACAAAATATTAAAGAAGCTGCTGAATCAGGCATCTTGTCTGGTAAAATGGCATCTTTATTCTATACTCCTGAGGCATTTGCTAGAAAAGATCCTATGATAGGCAAGTTATTAGATGGTTATATTCATACATCACATTACTATAAGGGTAATGAGACAAAACATAAAGAAATGCAGTATAAAATTAATGCTGCTTTAGATGAAGAGATGATTGCTCGAGGATTTAGAAGAGATTCTTTATCTAAGATAGGAAAAAAGATTACGAAAAGTGATGCTCTTACTCAAGCGAGAAAATATAGAGAAGATAAAATTAAATTACATTTAAAGGCAGAAAACACTGGAGATATTGAAGCTCAAAAGCAATACAGATTGATAGAGCAAAGAGAAGAAGCTTTAATTGTTGACTCTGAACTACAAGTATATGGAGAGTTTATTGGTTTTATAGAAAATGGTTTACCACAATTAATAAATAAAAAGTTAGAAAATTCTAAAAAGAAATTCCCTAATGAGCCTAAGAAGTGGTTAAAATGGGATGTTAAAAGAAAAGATCCCTTCCTTAGTAAAGATGAGTTAAATGAGTTAGTTGATGCAGAAGGCAATTTAATTAGTCCTGCTATGAGAAATGCTTTATATGAATATACGGTTCTTACTAATGATTTATATAATACGCTTTCATCTGGTATGCAAGCCTATATAGATAATGTAAAGCTTGGTCAATCAAATCAAAGTAAAGAAAATTTGGATAGACTTGGTACATTATTAGAAGAAAAGTTAATGCCTAATTTTGAAAAAGGATACTTTCCTCATTTTTCTACTGATTTAAATGTTGATTTTATGGATGGATTAATGGGAAGAATGGAGGATATGGTTTTAGCTTCTAACAAATATTTCAATACTTCAATGACTTTAGATCAAGCTGTTAAAAATATGGAAGGTTATGTTTCAGGACATACAAAGTCAAGAGCTAAACAAGGTCCAGAATCAATGAAATATTCATTAGATTTTCCTGCAGTTATTGCTCAATATTCACAAAATGTAGACAGGTTTAACTATATTAATACTATAAACAAAAACACAAAAGATGTTATATCTCATTTAGAAAAAATGTACAAAACAGGGAAAGATTCTAGAGGCTATGGTGAATCAGTGTTAGAATTTATACATGATTTACACAGATCTGCTACTGGTTATAATGAAATAAAAAATCCAGTAGTTAATAATATGATGAGAACTATACTTGGATTAGAGTTTATTAGTAAGATTGGATTTAATCCTAGAAGTGCTGTTAGAAATATGTCTCAGGCTTTATTAAATTATGTTCATTGGGACAATACAGCTAGAAGACAAGCTGCTGATTTTTATAGAGATCCCGTTAAGGATGCTGAAGTTACTCTTCAAATGGAAAGTTTGGGTATTTTGTTTTCTGAAGCAAGGGAATTAGAAGAATCTATAGGTAATAATCCTAATGGATTTACTACTGTACAATATAATAAAACAACTAAAAAATTAGAGCATGTTCCTATATCTGCATCAGAGAAGATTTTAAATGCTGTGTCTGGTGTTGCATCTAAATCTGGTAAATGGATGGCTAAGGCTGAGAATGTAAATAGAAAGTGGACATATAAAATTGCTTATTCTCAAATGTATAAAAGCTTAGAGAATCCTAACTTTGATAAAATGGTGAAAGATAGATATTTAGCTTCTCATAAAGAAGAACCTAAAAAAGGATGGGCAAATTTAATAGAGCAAAAAAGAGCAAATTATGCTAAGAATTATGCTGTTAATATGACTGTAGCTTTACATTTTGATTATAGTAAATTTTCTAAATCTAAAGTTATGAGAGAAGGTGGAGGTCAATTAGTATTTCAATTCCAACAATACTCCTTTAAAATCTTTGAAAGAACTAAAGAATACTGGGATAAGGCAAAAAATGATTTATTAGCTGACAAGAAAATGACCACTGAAAATCAATGGAGATTATATAAATTAGGTTTAATATATGGATTAGCTCCTACTTTTGCTTCTGCTATGACTGGTCTTGATTTTACTGGATTAATTGAACTTGATCCTTTAGCAAGATTACAAGATACTGCAACTGCTATTGTTGGTGATGAAGAAGATAAAAAGAAAGTTTTTCATGGTTCAGGTCCTATTAGAGGTAATATAGGTATTCCTCATTTATCTACATGGATTAATTTAGGTCATATGTTTAATGTCATTAATGTTGATGATGATAGTATGCTATCTTATTTGGGAGGTCTTCAGGATCATTATGATATTTCAGGTGACCCTAGCTTGTATAATATGGTAAGATTAGGCAATGCTTTTTTTGGAAGACTTGGATTTAGACATTTACCTCAACTTGCTGAAGGTAACCTTGGTTGGGTTGCTCAATCAGAACTTGGAATGAATCCTAGTTCACGTTGGCAGGAAAAACAAAAAGAACTTAAAAAGATGAAACTATCCAAAAGTATTTATGACTCTTTAGATTACCTTCAAAAACAAGGTAGATAATGCAGTCAATGCAACTACTAGCCTAGGTCTAAAGCTCGAAGTAGCGCCATACAGGTTCTCTTAGAAATCAGGAATATTGTCCAGGGGCTTACACTTTAGTCGATAAATCGCCTAGATCGTTCGTCCTTGAGGCTCACCTGTTTATTTCCGTGACTAACATGACTACATTAAATTTATCTGATGTTGACGGAACCACCTTTGCAGTTTGCTTATATCCGCATTTAGACATGTCTCAGCTTGGACTACATCAGATTTATTTCTACCTAATTACTAGGGATAAACTAGCAAATGACATTACTTGTTTTCTGGTATCCGACTACCACTAATCTCTAAACAACTTATTTTGTTACTTTTCAATTAACGTTTATCCCTAATTTTTTTCTTCTGCTATCATACTTTGTTCTATCAGAGCTTTAATCTTATTTTCTGATTGTTGAAATATTGTTTTTATTTGACTAATTAAAGCCATTTGCAGCAACATTCCCTCAAGTGTTTCTTCTTTAACATTAGAGCTATCTAAAATCTTTAGTGCTGCTAACATCATTTTCTCTAGTTCAAAGTGTATTTTAGCTTTTTGAAACTTTATATTCATAGTTATAACCTCCCCATTTCTTTTAAAATCATATTAAGAAAATCTTGGTATCTTATTACTACTAAAGTTTCTTCTCTATCTTCTTTTATTAATGCTATATCACAACTTTCAGGTGGTTTCATAAATGACGCAATCTTTTTACGCATTTTACATTGACCTTTAAAAGTTCCTATTTTAACATCAACATCTTCGGCTTCTCCTAAGGAAAGACCATTACTTGCATATGCTCGAATTGCTTTGATCCCTAAGGATTTCGCTTCGTTCACTACTAGTCTCTCTAGTCTGTTCCCCCTCGCTTTGTTCTTGCTTGGCATAGTGTAACTCCTCTTTTAATTTAGCTGTATATCTTCTCATTGCACCTTCTGGACCATCTTCTTTTTTTAAAATTTCGATAGCCTGTTCTAATAATACAATAACTTCTTTATAGCTCATTTTCTACGCCTAGTTTTGAACAAACGATTTTGATATATTGTTTAAGTTCGTCAAATTCTTCAACGAAATTATTCATTACACTATCAATATTGTCTATTTCAGCTTTAACGCTCTGCAATTCGCTGCTTAAATCTTTCAACGTCTTGCTCTTCTGGGTTGTTTTTGACATTTTCTATTTCCTCCCTTATTTTAATTAAATATTCTTTAAAACCATCTTCATGCTTATTGAAGTTTATGTAAGATGTTAGTATACGATCCATATTAGTTTGATATTGTTGTAATTCATTTACTCTTAATATTAAACCATTTATAGCATCTTTAACTTCCATCATTGTAGGTTTCTTCCTACGACCTGTTTGCTTTTTCATTAAGACCCCCATTTATCTCTTTTTTTCCTGTTACCTAAAACCCAATTTAATGCTTCAATCCAACCATTATTTATATAAAGGTCTGGTTCTCCATCCCATAATTCCATTTCCTCAGCATTAAGCTCAAGTTCTTTAATAGTATGTTTAATTAGAGCTTCAGTTCTCATTCATCCTCCACAGTTAATACAGGTAATGTATCAGTTTTCTGAAACACTTTTCCTGGAAAATGTTTACTAGTAGTGGTTTGTCCTGGATACTCAACTAATAAAACTCCACCATCATTTCCTTCATCATCCATCTGAGCAATAACAACTTCACCAGTATTTAATGTGAAAGTTATTGGTCTTTTATACCAACCAAAAGCATCTTTACAATCTTTATTGTTTAGATATTCTACTTTTGTTATTGTTTTACCAACTAATATTTTAGCTGCATGTTCTGTCCAATATTTAGTACGTTCTTTTGGATCATTTAGATTCGCCATTGTTTCTCCTATAATAATATTTTGATTTACCTGGATAATGTTTTTCCATTAATTCACTTTCTCTTTCTTCAATCATAGCCCACAATATATTCAAGTATACTATAGCATCAGTTATTCTTCCTTTTACATTTTCTCTTTGAGAAGTATGTCCGTTTATATGTGCTTTTATACCATCTATATGTTTATATAAATATATCCAAAGAACAAGTTCTTTTTTCATATTCATATCATTAGCTATTCTTTCAAAATTAGCGAATACATTATCTTCGTCTCTTGCATACTCTTTTTGTCCTTGAGTATGAGTACCCACAATCTTCTCGTGGATACTCTTCATCAAGTTTAACATTTCGCTGTGTTTCACGCTACTGCCTCAATCAATCCATCTACTATTTTAGCATTTTGATTGTACCCTGCAAGATTAGGTTTATCTTTGTGCCATAATATATCTGTAGCTGAATTTAATAGTCCCCAACCATTTGTTTCTGAATGATACTGACCTGCAGGATCTAGAAATCTATCTAGAATTTGTCCCCATAAACTAGTCGGTATATCTTTTAAATGATTGTGTCTAACTTGTCCTAAATTCTTTGAAGTAATTCTATAATCTTCAAGTTTTTGTAAATTTAGTATAAAGTTATCTATCTTCTCATCACCACTACTTATAGTATTGATCTTGGTTACAACTTTATCTAATGATTCCTGCCAACCTTCGTCTTGTCCTGGTGTATGTTTAAATCTATATGTATCAAATACTTTTTTACTCATCATACCATTTGTACATAATAATCTATACAACATCATAGAAAATCCGAATGATCTAGAACCATCATAACTATTCCAGAATTGTAATCCTAGCGCTACATCATCTCCAACTTTAATTTCACCTATAGAATCAGAAGATTTCATAGAATAGATAAAGCTATGTCCATTAAAGAACTCTCTATCAAATTCAAATTTAATATCTGTTTCTTGTGCAATTTTCTCTGCTGCTTCTGTAACTTCTTCATTAGGAACTAATAAATAGTTCTCTCTAACTACACCTGCTTCTTTCCATCCTTTTTCTTCATCTAATCTTTGAACTGCATAAGCAGATGACTTAACTCCATTAAAATCTAATGGAACTTTTCTAATTTCCTGATATGGATTCATGTTCTACTCCTTATTTTAGCTTTTCTCTAAATACTGCTTGACTTTGATCTGCAGTGTTTGTTTCTATAAATACATCAACATCAACTTTAGTTTTCAAATCATCTCTTAATTCTTCTAACCATTCTCTTTGAGTGATAAATTCACCTTTATGATATGTGTATTCTACTGGGTTTAACCATTTTGTAATTTGTATCATCTTATCCTTGCTCCTTCTACGTTTAATCTAACATCTATATTTTCTCTTTCTCGATTAGCAGTGCATTTAACATGTAAAGCTTGTATTAAATTATGCTCGTCTTTAAAAGGAGTTACAGATATTACTTTGTTAGCATTATATCCTATTCTAAATGAACCTTTAGCAGATGTTATATCCATACCTTCGTGGAATGCTTGTTTTGTGATTTCACTAACCGTCAATACGATTACATTTTGTTGTATAGCCAATTCCATTAAAGCTTGTGATACTTCTTCTACTTTCATATTGTTGTCAGTTCTTTGAGATTTAAATAATCCCATATGATCTACAACAACTATTTCAGGTTTACGTGGTAATAACATTATTCTCTTTCTTAATTCATGAGAATAACATGCATTATAGTCTACAGTAAGCCAGTCAAACTTTTCACTAATACCATTAGCATACTTGCTATAATACTGTTTGAGTTCTTCTTCATTCCATCCCTCTTCTATCATTACAAACCTAGACCACATTTGTCTTGGAGACATTTCCATTTCAATAAAGTATGTAGGTCTCTTTAACTGTGTAATCCAATTTTGCAATAACATAGTTTTCATAGATTTAGGAGGAGCTTGCAATACTACTACTTCTCCTGGATATACAGGGAAATCTCCACCATATAATTCACCTATATTTACAGGATTATGATTAGTACTCAGAAAATCAACTAATTCTTTTTCCATAGATTCAGCATCCATAGTTTGTTGACCCTTCTTAGACTTATACAATATACAGGTAGACTTACAATGTGTGTCCATTATAGTATCAGAGCAACCATAACTATAACCATTACCATTATGTCCTTCATAGCAATCTGTAACTATTTTATCCATCTCTGATTTATTAAAAGGACTATTTGTAGTATCTACTCTTTGTCTCCAATCCTCTAAAGCAATTCTTACCATTTGTTCAGGATATCTCCATCTTAAATGTGCAGCAATCCTGAGTGCTGTTTGATGTCTAGAACCTGCTGAGCAGCCTTCCATCATCGTTTGAACACATGGATACCATATAGGATCAGGATTCCTGCCAAGAGTTACTTTTTCAAAAGTTTTGTCACCTTCTGTTGGTACTAATCTTTCTTGTACATCAAATACTGGTTCACATTCTAATTCTGGAAATTCAAAATCTTTTCTAGGACTAGATGCTATTTTTTGTATTGATTCTATAGTGCTATTTAGTTCATTATTAGTTATAGGCACTTTCCATAATTTAGATTTTCCATTTAAAGTATTAGTCACTCTTATAAGCCTTGTTTTATCTGATACACTAGAATCAGCAAACTTATATATTTCAGCTTCTTTAAGTCTTTCTTTTACTTTTAAATGTAAATCAGGGCATGGTTTCCATCTAAATGCTGTGCTTGGTATTTCTACATGAAATCCTGTTCCAGAAAAGAATACTTGATAAGGTATACAATAGTCATCTAATAATATTGTTAAACCTATACACATTTCTTGAGCGTGTGTGGGATTAGTACCATCAACATCTAATATAAATCTATCTGGCATATATAATATACCATCATAACTAGATAAAGTACCCTTTTTCTTAACATAATCTGATACATAACCATCGTAATCCCATAAAGACATAAATGTATCTTGTGCCATACCAACCCATTTTTCTACCTCATTAACATCACCGAAATGATGTCTGTTATTTAATCCAAAAGCAAACTCTTTAATCATTTTTTCTCCATGTATAGTTTAATTTTCCATATTTACCTTTTTTAGTTTCTTTAGTCTTAACTATCTTGCCTTGCTCAGTTAGATCAGTTATAGCTCTTCTTATACTTGTAATAGGAAAATCTTTTTTGAAGTTTTCTTTTACCATTGTTTGAATCTCAAATGGTGTAAATTGATCATTTGGAAATGCATCAAAAGCTGTCATTATAATTTCTTCCTGTTTTGCTGTTTTGATCCATCTACTCATTAACTCTGACCCTGTCTCATTTGTTGTATTATAAAACATTTTACCTCCTATTTAATTTTAATCTGACACGACCACCCGTGTTGTACTACCCGCATTTCGCTACCGATTCCCAACAGATTATCTCCACACAATTACTATGAAGGCATTCCAGCGAATGGATCATCAGAAGTTGTAGTTGTAGTTGCAAATCCTGCTGAGTTCGAAGTGTTAGATAATTTCTTAGCTACCCTTTTCTCTACTCCAGATTTGATACCTGCTACTTGTTCTGTTGTCCAAGATAAATGCTCACCTTCTTGTTCAATAGGCGCAGTATCATCAAAAGCTTTTGAATACTGATTTCCATCTTTGCCTTCTTCTTTATAGAAGTAAACATTAATAGTTTTACCTACTAAACCAGTAGCTTCATCATCATATTGAATAACTGGTCTTTTACCTGTTGGATCTTTTAATACAGACATTATACCTGCATTAGCATTCTTAAAGAGATTAGCGATTTTAAATTCTTCTTTAGTCTCTTTTGTGAATGTTTCATATACCCTTAAATTAAAATTTTCAGGGTAATCAGTAAACCAAACATCTATATATCGTTTAGAATTACCATCAGGTGATTTCCATACTCCATATTCTGCTTTACTTACTGTTACTGTGTGCCAACCTTCATTGTATTGTCCATTTCCAGTTGACATTGACATTGTTTTTATTGCCATATTGACTCCTTATTGATTAATCGTTGCGGCGCCATTTGCTTGTACACCGTTATTTAGAGTTTTACTTACTTTTTCTTCTTTTTTCTCTTCCTTAGGTTTATCTACCAAAGTATTAAGAGAATAAGTCTTACCTGTTCCTGGTGATCCAACTACTAATATTTTAGCTCCATCAAATCCTCTTTCTTTTGCAGCTTTAATAATTGTAGTATAATCTTGGGGTATTTCTGCATCTAATAGTTGTGTTCTATCTTTAGCGTGATCATATGTAGATGTATGATTTGTTTGCCAAACATATTTATTAGTGCCATCAGGATAATTAACTGTTTTTGTATATATCACGAAATCAAACCATTTAGAAATATCTTCTTTGGTTGAACCATCAATATATGGTAGAATTTTATTTTCACCATTATCCATAGTTTGTATTTTCCCATGACAATTACAAATTACAATACCAGGTATTCTTACTAAATATTCTAATAATCCATCTAACTTATTCTTAAGTTTTCCCCAAGATTGTAATTGCATTACACCTTCTTTGTTTAATAAACTTCTTTGAAACTTCTTAGATAATTCTGAGAAAGTATCTATAACTACAGCATCAATCTCTAAATCATCTCTTGTTGTAGTAGTAAGTCTATTTTCTTTAATTTTAATACCACCTACATCTACAGTAACCTCTTCTTTTTTCACTTGATATAATTGAACAATAGTGTTCTGAAACTCATCAAATGAAGCAGGCGATAATACAGGGAAATTGAATTTTTTTTGAATAAGATCCCTCCCGCCTAGAGTTTTGGAACCATTCTCCAGGTCGAATAATAATATATTCATTGACTCTCCTTTATTTTATTTGTTTGCGAAGTTTTTTACGTTCTATAAGAGTTTGCATTCTATTCATAATGTTATTTAAATAGCGATCAGACCTCTCATCAGTTATGCCAGTTAAATACATTTCCATGTAAACTTTGATAACCGTATCTTCTATCTTAGATTCTTCTACCATTTTGACCTTGTTATTTGTGAATTAGTAGGATTTTTGAGGAAATCCATACTAAAATATAACACTTACATATTATATAATCAAGGTTTTATCATAGAAAAAGGCACATTATAAGAATAATTAGTCCCATTAATATCAACTTTTACTACAGCACGTGTTTTATTAACTTTTTCAACAATTCCTTCTTCGAATTTACCTGTCCCTGTGATTTTTACGTGTTGTCCTACTTGTAAACTATATTTTAATTTACTAGATAAAGTTTTACTTCTATCTCTAACACAATCTTTAATATCATTTAATTCATTGTGATCACATGTTAATATATAGTCTATTACATCTTCTTTAGTTATTTCACTCATATTTTCTCCTAATAAAGATTCATTTTACGTTTTACTACTCTTCTATTACTTGCCATCCAGCTTCTTGGTGTTATTTCTTTAAACCAATCCTGCAAACTTGGTATAAATCCTAAATCCTCTCTTATATGTTGCTCTGCTATACTTTTTACAGGAACTTTTTTGTTATTAGAGTTTATAATATATATACCAAATTCTTTTTCACATAAAACTACACCAATAGTGTGATGTCTCAATGCTCTATGACGATGATCAGCCCAATGAGATTTAGACTCATCAAACCAAGCATGAATATCATGATAGTCCTCCTCAGATCCACCAAAATACTTCACGCTTGATTTGCAATGATTAAAAGCCTTCATCTTATGTCTTTGTACTTTTGCTTTGGATCTCTACCATCAAGGAAATATTCTTCTTTACATTCATATTCTCCTCTATAGTTTTGATATCCTTCAACTGTTACTTTATTTCTATGTAAGTCCCAAATAACATCACCTTGACCACCTTCATTATTATACCAATCATATGATATAAGTTCTGTTAATACATAATCAATACCATCCATATCTCTAGCAGGTTTCCATTCAGGATTTAGACTTTTATAAGTATCAAATAATTCTCTTACTTCTTTTTGTCTATGTTTGCCTTCATCTATTTTAGATTCAGTATGATATTGACCTAAATGTTCACCAATAGTACCATATCTGGTATTTCTTAATGCTTCAGTATATTCATCATCCTTAAAGCCTTCAGCATAATAACATTCACCAGAATCACCAGCCCCTTCATAAGATACAAGTATATGTGTAAACCCTCTATCTAATAAGAATTTACCAAAAGCTTCTAACATAATACCTGTATTTATTCTTTTGATCTTACCATTATGAGCATATGCCTCGCTCCATTCATTCCAGTTTTTACTAGTATCTATTTTACTAGTATCTATAAAATCAGTTCTTAGTTCCATATTACTCTCCTAACTTAAGTTTAATGTTAGTTCCTTTTAATACTTTCGATAATCCAACCGCAATACCATTAGATTTGGTAATACCATAAATATAATCAACAGCTTCTTTTCTTTTCTTCTCAAGTTTAGCCATCTCTTCACCTTCTGGAGTTTTACCAAAATTAGTTAATGCTAAGTGAATACATCTCATAGACACATATTGATCCATATCTTTTGCATTATGAATATTAATATCTGGACCATAATAATGACTTAAATGTTGTTTCTTTACTTTATCATCACTAGGATTATGTGATTCCATAGCACTTACAATTTCTTGACATTCTTTCCTGGCTTTTTCAAGAGCTTTTTCAGCTTTATGAAATGCAATAACTTGTTTAGAAATACCTAATGTTTTCTTATACTGAGTTTCAGCTTTCTTAGATATTTTACTAATCTTAACAGCTTCCTGCTGCTTAATAAATGATACTGCTTGATCAAACTCTTCGTTTACTCGTCTTGCCATATACTTTCTTTGATTCTCTGTAATCTTTGTTTCCATTTTTCTCCTTTAATATTTCAACTCTATAACATTTAACACAATATGGGGCTTTATCTTCTAAAACTTTTGCTTCTTCCTCACATGACCTACATTTCATAGAATTATACCTCCAAGTTCATCCTTTTCCCAATATTTCTTCTTGTCCATACCATATTGTTCTATTACTTCTTTAATAGATCTATAAGGTTTGACTTTACCAGTGTGTGAATAGAATCCTCTTTCAGTTTTATACCCAAAATACTCCCAGACTTGTATTGCATTTTCTTTTACAATGTCTAAATGAGCTATATCAGGCATCATACTATCATGATAACCTAAAGAATACCCTATATCATCTAACCAATTTTGCACATGTTGTTTCATTTTACTCATCTTCATACTCCTCAAATCCAGTATTATCTCTACAATGAGAACATATACCTATTGGTGTTAATTCATCTTCTATATGTAAATCATATAAAGGATGTGCATCACAACATTCACTTATCCACATATTTATTTCCTCCATACATTTTAAATAATCTTCTATTGCATCACAGGGAATCTCTATTTCCATTTTTCCTCCCTATTAAATAGTTCTTAACATTGTTAAAAGCGTGAAATATATGGTCATCGGGATTATTAGCTTCTTCCCAATGATCTTTTTCTTGCTGCCAATACATATCTACTAATTTATCTAAATCATCTTCTATACTATTATATTTCATACTATCTCCTTGAATTGTTGGCATATATTGTCTTTTCAAATAGAGGTTCTACCACCTCAGATCCCGCAATGCGCTTTGTAGACCCGACCTTGCATATGCCAGACAAGTCTTATAAACCGATGTTCTTTCCTTTAAATAGATACTCAGTCATCTCTGCTGGGTGTTCCTTCATCAAATGATCTATAAAATTAACATCTGGATCATTTACAAATTTATCTTTACCTTTACAGAAAGGACATGGTTCATCATTTCCTATCGCTATCATTGCGCTCCTCCTTATATAAACTAGTGTGTGGTGTAGTAATGAAGGGTATATCCACACAATATATATATTACATAACTGTAATTCACCTTAACCGCAGCAGAAATCATTATAAATTCTCTGTGAGTGTCTGCGATTACAGCTTGTATTACTACAAATATTATTTAAAATACTCTTTGGCTTCGGATTATACGTAACAGCCCTAAGCTTTATTTCTTTTATTTTTTATCTACCCTGTTAAACCTTATCACATAGAATGCAGACGGAATGTATAGACGTCATCAATTCCCGTTAAATCGGTCCATAAGGTTAACTATCAATGTGACGCTAATCACATATAATTCTTTGGGGCGAACCATCTGTTACTTTCGAGCCTGTTAAGTGGTCAGCTATGTCGTCCCCCGTGGATAGTGAGTATAACTACTGTTATTATTGAGGCGCAAGGTAATCATCCTATTATACTCTCCACATTGCCCATGCACGTTGAGCTTAAGTCTAGAAATTACCATTGGCTACCTGAAAACAGGTTAAACCTATATCTCTCCACATTTTAACTACCTGATCTCTGTCATCAAATACATATGCAACATCCCAGGCATTCTTTCTATAAATCTCATACTTTACTACCCAATCAGTTCTCCAATCACCTTTTTGTCTTAATATAAGGTTGATATCAAGAGGTTCTGCTTGTCTATCATATACATGCCTTATAATCCAATCTTTTGTTAGATCATATGCATTATCGTATTTACTTCTACCAGTAGCAAATGTTACATTCTCTCTGGCTGATAAAAATACTATATCATATTTATTAATTTCAGCTAGTTGTTTAACTGCATTAATAACTGGCATATTAGGCTCATCTTGATCAGCCTTAATATATTCAAATGGTGTTCTTTTACCCATCATAAGGGCTATTGTACCATCTACATCACATAATATTACTTTACTCATAATACCTCCAAAATTTGTGTGAAAATTAGTAGAGTTGAGATTATACTCTATTAGCTAAGACTTTCGGACTATGTTCCTCCCCTCAGGTTGGTTTTGTCCTTATCCACTACCCTTGCGAATAGTATCCTAGCAGGTTCAATAGTTATAGACTATCACTCTTATCGATTAGGTTATCTCAGCGACTACTTATATCTATAAGAATGTGCCCACCCTTACAGTACTTTTGTCACAACACACACATAACTTGAGATTATGTATGCTCTCTGGTATTTCAAGAGAATTAAGCACTAGAACCCTTTGCTCCTAATCGCCGTGGCTGTTTTTCATGAGGCTACTAACCCCTAGTTATCTTTTTTGTTAATCGATAACGGCACATGTCATAAGTCGCTCACGGAGTAGCTTGCTATCCTATTAAGATAGTAAATACTACGCTTACAACTACAATTTATAACTGAGATATTATAAACTATGGTATTTCTGGTGTCGCCCTTTATCACTAAAGGATTAACCATAATACTGGAACACGCCCTCGCTCTCACACTCAGACTAAATTCCTACCCCTTATCTTATTGTATGTTACCATACTCACACTAATTACCATCTTAGTGACACCACAATCTCTTTGCCTTCGAGATCGTACGCATAGAGGCTTGTATCTGTGGACCATTGCTGGCGCCAATGTTACTCGTATAACATATAGCTTTGGGCATATTGCTATGCTTATCCTAACGACATGATACTGCCGATTGTATTGCTACAATTTCCTATAAACTCTATCTAATACTTCAAGAGTTTTAATACTACAACGATTATGACTCCGAATGTCTTCAAGGTCATATTTCGTTAAATACTTCTTTGCTTTACCCCAATCAATATCTAATAATACATTTGACATTGTGTGTCCTCCTTAATTAGTTAAAATTTACGTTCTTGTCTCTTTATTCTATAATCTTCTACAACTACTAACAAACTAACTATTAAGTATGATAGTACTAGTATACCTACTGGAATTGCTAACATCATTAACATTAGCTCTATACCTACATTTATATCCCACATTATACTTCTCCTTCTTATTTTAGTTGCGGAGGTTAGACTCGAACTAACAATGCTTCCTGGTTATGAGCCAGGCTAGCCTACCCAGGCTTGTCTCCGCTATTGATACTTTATTTGCTATATAAGTGGCTTGGTTAATTCTTACGTCATAATGACTGCCAATATCTTGATAATTTATTCACTTACATAGTCTTTAAATGGTAGGACTAGATTATGCCAGCACACTGACACCCTCGGTAGTTCATAACTCTACAACCTAGTCCCGAGGTCACTTCAGGGTAGAAGCAGTAAATCTGTTACTAAGGCTTGAAGACTGAGAAGCATACCTCTAAACAATATCTTACTGTAACAAATGTACTTGCCATTAACCCTGCATGTAATACTATTACTAAATAACCACCTATCATATACATAGGGTTATTACTACCTATCAACTCTCTGATACTGTGTTTATATATAGTTTTCTTAATCATCATCACTCCTTCTAAGTGTGGTATAAGTTGGTATATATATACTCGTGCATGATGTGTGTGTACTGTGGTCTACATTCATAGTCACTTGTACATATCAACAACTAACTGTTATTAACTAAAAGAACTAAGTATTTCTACTTAGCTCCTTTAATTTGTGCTTGTAAGTCCTCAACACTCTCATCATCTTCTACACAACCTTTACAGAAATCTATAACATCTTGATCATTATTCTGTACTGCTACTTCAACTATGTTACGTAAGTCAGTCATATATGCTTTACGTAGCTCACTCTTAGTAGCTGACTTAATTCCAAAGTTCCAAGCGTCACTACCTTTAGTAGGAGCCTTTAACATTCTTGTAACATACGTAGCTTGAAGTTTCTTTACTATTGCCATTAATTTACTCATTAGTTTCTCCTTAATTAAAAATTAATCTATAATCAAAATAAATGAAATCATTTATAACGTAATTCGCTTTGCGAAAATCTCCCGATAGGGAGGTACCAATATATAAAAGAGGGAGCACTAAAATTACACAATTTTTGAAACTTCTTGTATTTACTTTTTCACTATATTATATTTCGGTATCAGCAGTTAGAAGTTTTAACTATCATCCAGTAAGTACCCCTGTAATGGTTCTGCTTATTGGATCAGAAGTTGGGTTGCCCCTCAAATAGAGTTCAGGATTGTCCCCAATAGTTGATAAAAATTGCCTTAATATAAATTAGAGTATGGGAGAAAATGACTGGCTCTAACGAAGTTTAAGGTTAAAGTCTTTAAAAAAAGAGTTCACGGACTCTCAGGGGATACCTATATGCGGAGGAGCTATGAAAGAATACTATCTTAAAATTAAGTATAACCCAGAAACTGAAGAAATAGAATCTATACAGGAATACATAGAAGAAGAGTCAAGTTTAAAACTAATGATTGATGATGAAGACTTAAAAGCTCCAAATTCAATGATTAAAATGATAATTAAATACTGCCATGATGGGATACTGGGACTATCTTAAGTTCCCAATACCTTGGCAGGTATTGAACTATGAGAATATATAAAGTAAACAATATAGAGCACACAGTATTTGATTCTGTTGAGGAAGTTCCTACAGATATACACTATTTGAAGGATTGGAGGGATGGTCGTCTTAACGATTGGGTAAAGACAGATGACGGTTGTGTGCTTCAAATTATTCGTTCTGGGAAGATGCAAAAACCGAAGGGAAAGAAGCGCATAGTTTACTATGTAGGCACTTGCACAGGTACGTTTGTTATCTCAGAAAACAATAAAATGGACGCTTCAAGAAGAGTTAACATATACTCTATTGGAGGCAATATAGATAGAGATCAAAGGTTAGATGATAGGGATCAGCTATCTAGCAAGGAAAGTCTTTTTGTTGGGTATGTTGTATCTGGAATGAATGTGCAGCAAGCCTATTTAAAAGCTTTTCCTACCAATGATCCTCATTATGCAAATATGAGGGCTGGTAAATTAGTTAAAACAACAAGAGTGAGGACAGCAATGAAAGAAGAATTAAAACCTGTAATGGAAGAATTAGGAGTTGATGAGACTTATATTATCAGCGGTATAAAAAGAGAAGCTGATTTAGCCGATAAGGCAGATACAAGATTGAAAGCATTATTTAAATTATCCGATATAATGGATATGGAAGATAAAAACAAAACACAAGTAACACAAATATCTGGAGCAGTATTTCAGGGGTTCTCAAAAGATAAGTTGGAAGCTGCAGAAAGACCAAAAGAAATAAAAGGAGGTAAATAATATGCCAGATGCAATTAGCAATAATACTCCACTAGATTTCAATTCATGGTTAAGATCTCAAGGATCAGGAGCAGGAAGTATTTTTCCAAACACGCCTCAAGGTGGTGATTATTGGCAAGAAGCCTATAATGATTACTTAGCTGGTTGGGAGCATAAGTTTGGACAATCTACACCAGAACCCTCTCCTCCAGGACAAGGCGTACCTTCTCCTAATTTTGGAATGAAACAAGGTGGCTCTAGTTTGTGGGATTCTTTCATGAAGCCTAAGAAAAGGAGTTACTAATGGGAAAAAAATCAGGAGGTTTGTATTTCAGTGATGATACACCTAAGGGAAAGGCAGGAACAGAAGTATTCGAATTAGCGGATGCTAATTATGATTTTCTAGTTAAGATGTATAGTGATTTAGATAGAACAACTGAAAACGCTTCAAGAGCTCAAGAACTATTATCTGAAATAAATTATTGGGACGGTCCTATTGATGGTAATTATAGCACTGAATTAGATGGAGCATTAAAAAGATATATTACAAATGTGAACGATGAAGGTCTAGTAATGAATCTTATGAGAGATGCTATAGATGAGATGGAGGATATGTTATAATGCCAGGGAACAACATGATCAATTCAATAGTAAAATGGTGGAATGATGAAGATAATCTTCACGTAGATACAGCAACAGCTATAAAAAATCAATCAATTTGGGATAAAGCAGATGTATTAGCAAATTACCACCTACAAGTCTTAGAGGACAATACACAGCAAGGTCCCTATGCGGATGTTCTCAAGAATATAGCTCTAGGTCTTGTAGGTAGTGATACTGTTATGAATCCAACACCAGACGAACCTGAAGGTAGAAAGTCAGATACGTGTGTGGATACTGTATGTAAAGTATTTAAACATGCAGGTTTAACTAAGTTTTTACCTCAGGCTAATGGCGTTGTAAGTAGTAATAATAATTTTTCAATAGATTACATGACTAAAAGTGATGATTGGCAGAGAGTTACACATACAGGCGATGATAATGTAAAGCGTTGGGATACATCTAATATTACAACTGGGGATTGGGTTATAGTTAATAATGAAGACGGGAGTAAACACTCTATGTTAGCTGTAGGTACTACAGAAGATGCTGTTATTGCAGTACACGATCCAGGATCAAGATATGATATAGACATTAAACACTATCCAAAATATTGGTTTAATGAAAGAATTGCAGGAATTTTCAGACTGCAACCATCTTCACAATCAATGGTAGATGAAGTATTAAATTCTGAAATGAAATTTTAAGGAGGTTATTATGCCTAACATAAATGGAAAACAATATCCTTATACTCCAGCTGGTAGAAGGGCTGCAAAGAGAAATGCTAGAAAAGTAGGTTCTCCTATGCAACCTGGCTATAGACAAGCTCCTTCTCCAAGACCACCACAAGCAGGTATGCCTGGTGCTTTTGGTCAAAGAAGAAGACGCCCTATGGGACAACGTCCTATGGGAGGTTCTATGAGTCAACCTATGCCTGGGAGCATGAGAAGATCTAGAATGGCTAGACCAATGCCAGTACCTAGACCTACTCCACAAGGAGTTGGACAAAGAAATCAATTTACGCCTAAAAAAGGGCTTTCGCCTTTTGTAAAGAAGCGTTATTAGATTTTATTTCACACTTAAATACGAAGTTTTTGGTATTTAAGTTACAAAATAGTAAGCTATCATAAGGATTTTTGTAATTATATGTCAAATATAAATCTAAATAATGTAAGTAAGGCTGAAGAAGAACTACAATTAGCTCATCAAGACTTAATAGCGTTTGGAAAATTATTTCTACCTGATGACTTTATGAGATCTGAAACACCTTTCTTTCATTACGAAGTAGCTGATGCTTGTAGTGATTTAAGCATAAGACAGTTAGCAGTTATTTTACCTAGAGGTCACGGAAAGACAGTACTCACTAAATGCAATATTATGCATGACTTTCTTTTTACTAAAGACCCTTTGTTTTACGGATGGGTAGCTGCATCATCTAAAATATCAGTTCCTAACTTAGATTATATTAAATATCACATAGAATACAATGATAGAATTAAGTATTACTTTGGTGATTTAAAAGGGAAGAAATGGACCGAAGATGATATCGAGCTTAAAAATGGTACTAAGCTTATTAGTAAGTCTAATCTTTCTGGTATTCGTGGTGGTGCTAAGCTTCATAAGCGTTACGATCTTATTGTTCTTGACGATTTTGAAGATGAAAATAATACCGTCACACCAGAATCAAGAGCAAAGATATCAAACCTTGTTACAGCGGTCGTCTTTCCTGCCTTGGAACCGAAGACAGGTAGATTAAGAATCAATGGAACACCAGTTCATTTTGATTCATTTATACAGAAAATTTTAGTAGGTTATGAGCATTCTAAAAAAACTAAAGAAGATTATAGTTGGAAGGTTATAACCCACAAAGCTTTACAAACTGACGGAACTCCTCTATGGGCTTCTTGGTTCGGTCATAAAGAGATGGAAAGAAAAAAGAAGTTCTATCAAGATAGTGGAACTCCTCATAAGTTTTATCAAGAATATATGATGGAAGTTCAATCAGAAGAGGATTCGCTTTTTACAAGAGATCATATTAAATATTGGGAAGGAAGTTTTACTAGAGATGAAGAATCAGGAATTACTTTCGTCATTCCCGATGGGCAAGATCCACAACCATGTAGTGTTTATGTCGGGGTTGATCCAGCAACTGATTCAGCTAGGCGCAATTCGGATTTCTCTGTTTTATTGGTTATTGCTGTTACACCCGATAATAACATATACGTTTTGGACTATGTTAGGAATAGAACTCTGCCTGTTCTTGGTATGCCTGGTACAGATCAGAAAGGTATTGTAGACCATATATTTGAACAAGCAAAGTTTTATAAACCTATGCTTTTTACTATAGAAGATACAACAATGTCTAAACCAGTCTTTCAAGCTATAAGAGCTGAGATGAAAAGAAGAAATGAATTTATTATTCCTTTTAAAGAAGAAAAGCCTGGGAATAGAATGAGTAAAAGAGATAGGATACAAGAAATTTTAGCACAACGATTTGCTGTTGGGCAAATACATTTAAAAAAAACTCACTATGATTTACAACGTGAAATTATTACATTTGGACCACGTATGGCTCATGATGATACGATAGATGCTTTGGCATATGCATGCAAATATGCAAATCCGCCACATGGATTACAAGAAAGTAAAAGTGGCTGGTATAAAAATAAAAGGAGAGCAAAAAGTTGGGTAACGGCTTAGGGAGATAAAATGATAAAAACAAGTGATAAACAAATAAGAGAGTACAGTTCGAACATTATGGATTATTTAATAAACCTTGATACATTCACTAAATTAAAAGGTTCTCCTGCAAGATTTGAGGATTCTTCTAAATCTCCAGACCCAGTTAAAGGGACATTAGATCCAGCTCATAGATTATCATCTCCTGACAGAGCTCCTAAAATATTCCAAGATAAACATTCTATAGGTCGTCAAATGAATAGATGGAGTCAAAATCCATGGAATAAACATTGGAATGATCCGCGTGAAGATGACCATAGACGAAGAGGAATTTCAGATGCAGTATCTATGTATTACAAACATGGAGATAAAACTGCATTAGGAACATATGATGATAGAAAAAAAGCTAATATGGATTTATTTGCAGAAACAGCAGCACCATATTATGATTTAAAAAAATGGGTAGATGCTAGTGAAAATTACAAAATAGAACATAGATGGGGTAAAGGTAGAGGAGCTTATGAATTTCCTAATAAAGGAAAGAGCATTTTTACTCAAGGCGAAAAGCAACATTTTGAAGATTGGATGACTAATTTAGGTTTAGAGCGAGACATAGATGATGTTGATCGATGGATGACACCAGATGGAGAAACCGTAGACTCAGCATTTTTATCAGAACAGCAAAATTTATCTGAAAGAGAATATTGGAACCAAGTTAGAGATTTAAATCCAGATTGGAACGTTGGGAAAATGAGAGAGCAACTTGAGTGGAGCAGGAAAAGATATGGAGTTCAAATGATGCCTGACCCTCAATCTATCTACTGGAGTCAGTTTACAATACCAGGTAGCGAAGAGCATCAACAGCAATTACAGGAAGAAGCATTAGCTGCTATACTAGCGCAGATGCCTAATGAGTATGGTGAAAATGTACTACATGTAGGAGACTCTGATATAGATATAGAAGAATGGTTAGCAGATCAAGGTTAAAGTTAAGGAGACATAAATGAGTAAATTAAAAGGACTATATGAATATACTGAGAGAGAAGCTCAGAATTTATCTATAGGGCAAGGTGGAAATACTTACTGTGATGGAACAGAAGTAAAAGATTTAGTTAATGGGGCAGTTGTTTGCGCTATTACTGTTATTGAAGCATGTAAGTTTAGTGTTTTAACAGCAGAAAAAACTCTAGGTAGTAGTCAAATGTACATTAGTGTATCAGATAAAGGTTATGAAAATTCTGGAGATACGTTTGCAGCTACTGATGAACTTCCTCAAGGAATAACTATTTACGGAAGATGGACTAATGTAAATGTTTCTGCAGGAAAAATTATGTGTTATATAGGTAGCTAATGCCAAGTTTAGGATTAACTCATAAAATAGGCAATACTAATGATATTGCTATAGTAGAGCCTAGAGACTATTGGGCTTTTGATTTTGACGGGAATCAACATGATGCTTATGTTGGTGCAGGAACTCTGCAAACACATTATAGAATGAAAACTTTTGAAACAGGTAATTATGTAGGTGGTGGAGTTATTGCTGGAAGAAACACACAAGCTATACAAGGATTTCATCCTGTGTTTAATACGGATGGAAATGGCAACAAAGGAATAACTTGGGTTTATAAGTTTAAACCAAGATTTAGTTGGGGTGTATCAACACCTCAAGGAACTCGTAATGATGGCGGTCAAGGTAAAGGTTATACTGGACGTAGTACCAATATAAATACATCAACTTCTTTTTGTTTATTCCATTTAGAAAATTCTGCTGGTAATGCTACTGGACAGCAATTAACTTTAGAATTTAGCAATAGTGCAAGTTCTAATAAAGCTAAATTACATAGAATGCGAGTTGTATGGACTACTAACACGACTAGTGAAGAGAAATTTGAATTTAAAAGTGATTGGTTATCTATAGGTAGTGCTGGTAACGGTGCTGATTGGGTAGAAAAAGTTTTAAACTCGATTGATTCTGGCGGTAATGATTACTATAATGAAGAAGATCAAAGTTGGTATCAGCTTATTATATCTACAGACGCTAATGGTGGTTCAGCAGCAGGTGATATAGGAATGAAAATGTGGATAAATGGTCTAAAATTTGTAGATACTACCGTAACTACTGTTCTTGGTGACTCAAGCGCCGAGGGATTTTGGAGAATGGGTTTTCATGCAGTGAATTTTAATAGCACTAGTTCTAGCTTATCTCCTAGTACTAGCGGGAATACTTATAGTACTATGGCTTATACCAGAAGTATCCCTATGTTATTTGCTGAGATAGCTGAATTTCATTTTGTTGACGGTAATGGAGATGGTAGGATGTTATTTGATTATGAAGCTCCAATATTATACAATCAAGGAAAACCTAGAAACCATAACAAAGGTCCGATGAAAGACAATTTAACAGGATGGTGGAGATTTGGCGATGGAGATGATAGAGAGAATGGTAAGTTATATAATCACGCTAAATCAGCAATTAGATATAATGAAAATGGTTCTGGTGCCAATGAACATCAAGGTACTTTACATGGAGCTGTTCAAAGAGGTGATAGTGTAAAATCTTCTGACTTTAAAGAAATAGGTGATTTAAATACTTATTATAGTTATTTAGGTACTGGGCATACAAATGAAGGACCAAAAACTCCTTATAAAAGACCAGGTGAGTGTTGGTTGCAAGAATTTTATTGGACTGGTGGAGCAAAAATAACTGGATTGAACCCACAGACATAATGTTTAGATTTGGAAAAAGATCAAAAGAAAGACTAGCGACATGCGACCAAAGGTTGCAAGACGTATTTAATGAAGTAATTAAATATGTAGATTGTTCAGTCATTGAAGGGCATAGAAGTGAAAAAAGGCAAAACAAATTATACAAAGAGGGAAAGACTAAAGTACGTTACCCAAAAGGTAGGCATAATGCTAGCCCTTCTCTCGCTGTTGATGTCGTGCCTTACCCTGTGGACTGGAATGATAGAGAACGTTTCCACCTTTTTGCTGGGTTCGTCCTTGGGGTGGCTCGTAGGATGGGTATTACTCTTCGCTGGGGAGGAGACTGGAATATGAATTTTGAAGTAGATGATAATAAGTTTGACGACTTTCCGCATTTTGAAATAAGGGAGAAGTAAATGGATAGATTAATAACAGAAGAAGATATGGCTATGCATGATATTGACGATAAGGAATTAAATGCACTTAGAATGCAATATTCATGGTTAAATAGAGCATATGAAAAGCCTTTCCTACATACAGCAAATGATGAATCCTTATTAACAACAGTTGAGAAAGTACCAGATATAGGTTGGATAATAGTTCCCACAGTGAGAGAGACAGTAACAGATCAATTAGAAAAAATGGATGTAGATGAAGCAGTATCTTATGCATTAGAAAAAGGTGATTACATGCCTGTTAGTTCTTTAGAGCAAGGTGTTGTATTATCTCACAGAATGTCTCAATGGTTGGGTAAAAATAAACAAATTAATCAATCAATGAATGAATATAATCAATGGATAAAACAAAAGGAACAATAAATGGCTAAGAAAAAAAGAGTAGATGAAGTAAGGCAATTATTTAATTTAGCTAACAGTTGGACTAGAAAGCAATGGGAGTTTATTAATCAAAAAGGTTATGAATTTGCTCACGATGAACAACTTCAAAAAGAGGAGAAAAAAGCCTTAGAAGATCAAGGTATGCCTACTTTTACTATTAATAGAATTTTACCTGTTGTAGAGATGTTAAACTTTTACGCTACAGCTAACAATCCTAGGTGGCAAGCTATAGGTGCTGAAGGAAGTGATACAGATGTTGCAGCAGTTATTTCAGATTTATCTGATTATATTTTTCATAATTCTAATGGACAAACTTTATATGCAAATGCAATTAATGATTGCGTTACAAAAGGTGTTGGTTATCTTTTAGTGTCCGTAGACCCTGATGCTGATAATGGAATGGGTGAAGTTGTTTTACAGCAACCAGATCCATTTGATGTTTATATAGATCCTAAATCAAGAGATATGCTATATAAAGATGCAGCATTTATTATGATTAGAAAAGTTTTACCTAAAAATCATTTAAAGAAATTATTTCCAGATGCTAAAAGGAAAATTGATAATGCTAATAGTGATGAAAACAGCTTAAAATCTTGGAGTGAACGATCTTCTGGAGATAAAGACCAAAAGCTATTTATGCACAATGATAGCAGTGAACAAAGTTCTATGGGAATTACTGCTCAAGGAGAACAAGATCAATTATGTGAGTTTTTTGAAGTATATGAAAAGATTAAAGTAGAATATGTAAACTTGTTTTATAGAGTACCACCTGATCAAGAAACACTTAAAAATATTAAAAAGCAATGTGAAGTAATGGTTCAAGAAGCCGAGTCTGAAATGGGTGTTAAATTATTAGAGCAAGAAAAACAAATGATGGAAGCTGTTCAAAAGGGTGAGATGATTCAAGAAAGGTATCAACTTGAAATGGAGAAAGCTCAAAAAATGATGCAGCAACAATTACAATCATACGAGCAAGAATGCATGAGTATGTTACAAGCAGAAGCTTCTCAAATAGAGAATAAAATTATTAGTGCTAAAGAATTTAAGATATTAAGTGCTAATGAATCATTTGCTAAAAATATTGTAGAAGCTGTACCATTTTATGGCGCTAGATTAAAGCAAACATGTGTGGTGGGCGATAAAGTTATCTATGAGAAAGTATTACCTGAAAACATTAAAGAATACCCATTAATACCATTTCATTACAAGTGGACTGGTACTCCTTATCCTATTAGTGCTGTAGCACCTTTAATAGGTAAACAGCAAGAAATAAACAAAGCACATCAAATTATGGTGCATAATGCTTCATTAGGTTCTTCATTAAGATGGATGTATGAAGAAGGAAGTATAGATGCTGATTTGTGGGAAAAGTATTCATCAAGTCCTGGAGCATTACTGCCTATTAGACCTGGTGTTGAAAGACCTACCCCAGTAGTACCAGCACCATTATCAAATGCTTTCTTTCAAATTGTCCAAATGGGCAAAAGTGACATGGAGTATTTAGCAGGTATATATAGCTCTATGATGGGAGATACTGGTGAAGGACATGAAACATATAAAGGTATGTTAGCTTTAGATGAATATGGAACTAGAAGAATTAAACAATGGATGAATACTTCTATTGAACCAGGATTAAAACAAACTGGAACTCTTATTATGCAGTTTTGTCAAGCTACATATCAAGCATATAAAAAGTTTAGAATAGTACAACCAAATGAATTACAAGAAGGTAAAGAGCAAGAAATGAATGTTCCAATTTACAATGACATGGGAGAAGCTATTGGTAAGAGTATGAATATTCAAGAATTAAATTACGATATTAGAATTGTAGCAGGATCTACTCTACCTGTTAATAGGTGGGCTTATTTAGAAGAATTAAAATCCTTGATGCAAATGGGAGTTGTTGATGATATAGCTGTATTGGCTGAAACTGATATTAAAAATAAAAACAATATTGCTAAAAGAAAAAGTATGTACTCTCAAATGCAAGGCAGGATTGGATCTATGGATGAGCAAATTAAAGACCTTAATGGTACTATAGAGACTTTAGAAAGACAATTAGTACAAGCAGGTATTAAAGCTAAAGTAGACCAAGCATCTATTGAGATTAATAAAAAGAAAGAAGAAGTTAAACAAAGTATGGATAAAAAATATCTAGAAACTGAAGCTAAACAGAAACTTCTTCAAAATGTTATGCAGAATGATGCTCTTGTTAAACAAAAGGAACAACAGCTTAAAAGAGAAAAGATATTACAGGATTTTCAAAAGAATTTGGATAAAACCAAAGAAAAAGAATAACTTTGAAACATTGATAACGTAATAAAGGAGATAACATGGCAGCAGAAAGAGCAGGTAACTCTCCTGAGATTGGAATGCAAGGAGACTCATTAGAAGCAGCAAGTGCTAGAGTCGCAGCTCCAAATCGTCAGGCAGACTCCTCAGATTTCTTCGAGAAGTTAGATCAGAGTGTAAATGGACAAATACAAGACACACAGGTAACCCAAAGTCAAAATAGCGGCTCCAATCAGGTAACCCGCCCAGTAAACGACCGAGGCTCCAATAATGTGCAACCACCAGCGGAAAACGGCTCCGACTGGAAGACACGCTACCAAAGCAGTAGCAAAGAAGCCGTTAAGCTGAAAGGACAGTTGAATGAACTCAAGCCGTTTATTCCTGTACTGGATGCAATGAAGAAGGACAGTGGATTAGTGCAACACGTACGAGATTATTTAATGAACGGAGGCGCTCCAGCTAAATCTATTCAGGATAAATTAAATTTACCTGAGGATTTTCAGTTTGATCAGAATGAAGCAATGACTGATCCAGACTCTAATAGTGCTAAAGTTTTAAATTCACATGTTGATGGTCTTGTCAAAAATAGAGTTAGTCAAATGATTTCTTCTGAAAAGCAAGAAGCTCAAAAAACTCAATTTAAAATGGCTAAAATGAGAGAAGCAGCAGCTTTTAAAAAGAAACACAATATGACTGATGAACAATGGCAAGATTTTGTAGAACAAGCAAAAACTAGAAAGCTTACGATGGATGATGTATATCATTTATTAAATAAAGAAAAAGCTAACCAGAATGTTGCTAATGCTACAAAAACAGATATGTTGAATCAAATGAAAAATGTACGAAGTATGCCTGCATCCGCGTCTGGAGCAAATAGTCAAGCAGGACCTCCAAACCCAGATAGTGATATATTTGATGGGATTTTAGGTCTTGACGAGGGCGTTGATAACCTGTTTGGATAGGCTTAACATTTTTTTAAGGTCTATCTAAACTTAACTTAAAATAAGTAAGGAGATAGGCAATGGCAGATAGCAATGAAATCATCGGAAATGATTTATATTCCGAGCAAGACCATAGCTCCCTAACTGGAACAGTGACTGGTATTAATACTGGTGCATTGAGACGTAAGTATAACTTTGGTGACAGAGTCTCAGAACTAGCATTAGCACAAGATCCGTTTTTCAGATTCGTGAGCATGGTTTCAAAAAAGCCAACAGATGACCCTACTTTCAAATTTACAGAAAGAAGATCATCTTATAGTAAAAGGTATGCATATATGTTGAAGTTTGATGCAAATGGAGCAGCAGTTCCAAATACTCAATCAGATACAGATCATACAGCAGTAGCTGGATCAAGCGTATATTCATTTAAATTCTTTACTGACTATAACTTTGAAGGTAATCTTCAAAACATAGTTGGTCAGACTTTAGATTATGCTGCTGGTTCAACAGGAACACAACCTAAGTTCTTCGTTCCAGGACAAATAATCAAATTAAACGTAGGTGATACAAGTGGTACACCAACTGATTATGAGTTATGGAAAGTAAATTCAGTTGATTTATCAGTATCTAATTATGCAGTAGTTAATGCAACTTGCGTAAAAAGTGCTGGATCAGCTGTTGAATTTATGGATCCTAATGTGGACGCGGTAGTAGGTACTGGTGCAATAGCTGCTTCAACTAAAACACTTTCAGCAGAAGCTTTAGAACCATACAAATGTTATGTTGTTGGTTCTGCGTTTGCGGCTGGAACTGGTTATCCTGAAACATGGGCTGATCAACCTTTCAGCACAGGTTCAGGTCAAACTCAAATCTGGAAAACATCAGCAGTGATGAATAATACTGATAGAGCAACAGTTCTTAAGTATGAAGGAAATGAGTGGGCAAGAATCTGGAAAGAAAAGTTAATTGAGCATAAATGGGATATTGAACAATCACTATTGTTTGGTTCACAGGCTACAAGTCCTGTTAACACAACACAAGGTGCGGTTGACTTTATTTCAACTTATGGTAACTCATTTAGCCTTGATTTAGCTAAAAAAACACAGGACTCATTCCTTGATGATATGTCATCATTATTAGATCCAAGATACAACAATGCACAAGCAACTGTATTCTTCTGTTCAACAGCAGTATACAATTGGTTGCATAAATTATCTGGATACTTTGCTAATAATCTTGGTTCAGTTCAACCATTTACAGGTGGTACACCTGCAACAACATCTTATAAACATAATGAGATGTCTGCTGCAAGAGCTGATATGGCATTAGCAGGAAAGAAAAAAGTGTTTGGAATTGATGTAACAACTATTTCAACTATCTATGGTGATATGAATGTTGTAAGAAACGTTCACTTAGATGGAACAAATATTAAAATATTAGGTATTAATATGAAATATTGTTCTTATCGTCCATTAGTTGGTAATGGTATTAACAGAGACACAGGTGTCTACGTAGGAGTTCAAACTTTAGAGAACTCTGGTGTCGATCGTAGAGTTGACCAAATCCTTACCGAAGCTGGTATGGAATGGTGCTGCCCTGAAACACACGCCCTTTGGGTATAAGGAGGATAGTTAAATGGCAAATCCATTATACGGACAAAATAAAGCGGACGAAAAAGTAGATAACGGAATGTATCTATTAGTTGGTCCAACAGTATCAATTGCTGCAGCTGATGTAGCAGATGGTGATGTTATAGGTGGTGTGAATATTCCAGCTGGAACCTTCGTACATAAAGTTCAAGTAGAAACAATAGTCCCTGCCTCTGGCGGTACTCCTGGAACTACTGAAATAGATGTTGGAGATTCTGGAGATGCTGATCTATACTTTGATGATATAGATGGAGCTGCGGATAGTTCAGGACTAGGTAATGCTGCTGGTACTATAATAGCTTTACCTGCAGGTGCTAACACTTTAGGCAAGTTTTACTCTGCTGCTGATAGAATTTCAATGACAGTTGTCGCTGAAAGTTCTACTGCAGGTAGTTGTAGGTTGCTTATACAGTGTTCTACACCCGTGATACCATCGTAGGTAGTAAACAGTTAACAATGTGGTTCCCCCTGTGCTTGCAGGGGGTTACCACGATTAAAAATTATGGACTTTAAAACACAAATATCAAACTTAATAGGCTCTAATGTCGTTCCTCTTCCATCGGATAATGCACTTACTCAATGGTTGAGAGATGGTGTTATTGATGTTATAAACAAGATTAAAGATCTTAATCCTGGAGAATTATCTAAATTTGTTAATACTATTAGTGATGATAGTAATGACGGGATAACTTTAACAGGTAAAATATATTCTGTAGTAAGAGAGCATGATAGTGCTTCTATATTAAGAGAATGTACTCCAATACCTGCTGAATCTAGGTATGATGCTTCAGATGTGGATAGTTTAAGATATAGATCTAAATTTAATCCAGCTTATTATGTTTTAGATAAAAAGATATATTCTATACCTGCATCCGCAGGAAGTAATAATGCTTTAAAAGTTTCACAAGTACATTATGACGAAACTATTACACAAGGATCTGATGATATGCAACATTTTCCAAGAGAATACATACGGTTAGTTCCTTTATTTGCGGCATGTAGAGCTATTGAAAGTCAGTTAGCTTCATTGAAAGCTGAACCTGATAATATTATTAATATATCTACTCCACCTGATGAAATTATATTAAGTGCTATAACAGAGACTTTACCTGTATTTTTAAGTCCTAATCCTTTGAATTTACCTTCGGATTTAGCATATACAAACATAGATTTTTCTGGACTATCTCAATATCCAGACTACATTACTCCAAACTTAGTTATAGATTCTTTTCCTGCTATTTCTTGGAGTCCAGCAGTTTCTTTAAATGCACCTATACTTGAAGCATTAGAAGACTGGCTAACAGGGAACACTTTTATAGAAGATGGGTTACTTCCATCAGAACCTATATATACTTCGCCAAGCATTACTTTAACATCTCCACCCACTATAAGTAGTTTATCTTTATCAACAGCATCAATAACGGTAAATGATAATATATCGGTAGATGATATTGTATACGGGCATGTTCCTCCAAGTTTTATAGAACCTGCAATGAATACTGTTGCATACCCATCTATAGTATGGAAGAATTTTAATATACCAATAGCTCCTATTTTAAATACTACAGCTATTAGTTTTTCAACTAGTGCGCCTGGATATACTAAACCAACTATTAGTTTAGCATCTGTGCCTAGTATCGCTTCTTTAATTTTACCTGAAAGTAGTATAGCTAATATGCAAATTTCAAGCGCTGCAATTAATTTTACTTCTGCGGCACCTCTGTATATTCAGCCTGATCTTTCGATGACAAGTATGCCTAATATAAGCAGTTTAGTTGTAGGTGCGACAGCGCCTACAGTACCTTCTGTTTCGGATAGTTCAGTTAGTTTTACAGAACCTGCTCCAACATACGTAAGTCCTACTCTTACTTATACAGCTTTTCCAAGTGATATAGAGTGGAGTATGCCTGCTATACCCATGGCTCCAATTTTAGATATGAGTCCAGTAACACAGGCTTTACATGAAATAGCAATGCCTGCAGATGCTGTATTACCAGATGTAGCTTTTTCAGAGCCACCTGCTTTAGAGTGGTCTTTTCCAGCTGATCCAATGCCTCCACGTTTAGATTGGAGTGGTATTACACAAAGTATTGATGCTATACAATTACCAGCTGATGTTGTATTACCTACAATGATTTCGATTCCAGATCCACCAACTGTGACTTATAACTTCCCTGCTCAACCTTTAATGAAGAATATTGACTGGGGAGATTTAGAGAATTGGATTACAGTTGAAGAAGATGCTGAAATGGCAGCTGCAAGAATTAATGCTGCACAAGTACAAGCTAGTACTTATAGAGATCAAGTTCAAGGATACTCTGCCGAAATTGAAGCACAGTTAACTAAAAATAGAGGTTTAATTGAAAATTGGGCTGCAGAACAAAATTCAAGAGTTCAAGTATTTTCATCATCAATGCAAGCTTTATCTGCGAAATACAGAGATGAAAGTCAAGGTAAACAATCTATAGTAAATGCTCAGGTTGCAACTTTAAATGCTCAGGTTCAAAAAGTAGTACAAACTAATCAAGCTGAAATTGCAAATTTCCAAGCTGTAGTTCAAGGGTTTACTTCTAAAATTTCTGCTACAGTCAATAAAAATCAAGCGTTATTAAGTGCTTGGGGAAATGAAATGAATGTAAGACTGCAGAAATATACTGCAGTAGTACAAGCTCAAGTGCAATTAAATGCAGGGAATGTAGAAAAAAATAAAGAAGAGTATCAACAAAAATTACAAATTAGACAAGCTCAGTTAGCTGAAGTACAAACAATAGTTAATGCAGAAAGTACTGCATATCAATCACAGATACAAGCTTATCAAGCTCAAATTAATGCTACTTTACAAAAGAACTCTACTAAAGTAGATGCTTGGAATAAAGAAAATACACTTTATTTCAACAAATATCAAGTGGAGGGTACAGACCTTCTAAATAGATTTAACACTGAAAATACAGAGTATCAAGCGAAATTACAGATAGCTATACAAAATGCCCAACTGTCCAGTCAAGATGATGTTCAAAAAATTCAAAAGTTTCAAGCAGAAGTTGCTAAATATCAAGCTGATGTAAATAAAGAAATAGAAGTTTGGCAAGCAAACACTCAAACAGAACTAACTAAATGGACTACTGCTAGACAAACTGAGTTACAAAAATATCAATCTGATATACAAAATAATTTAAATGACTTTAATAAAAACAATGTGGTATACCAAGCTGATTTGCAAGTAGCTACTCAAGAAGCTCAATTGTCAGATAATTCTAATGTACATGAAATACAAAGATATCAAAATAGAGTACAAAAATATCAAGCAGATGTTAATTCAAAAGTTCAAGAATGGCAACTTAGCTATACAAAAGATTTAGAGTTATGGAGAGCTGAAAGAAATACTCAATTACAGCAATATCAATCTGATATTCAAAACGAGGTATCTGAGTTTAATAAAGAGAATGCAGCGTATCAAGCTCAATTGCAAATATCTTTGCAACAAGCTCAATTAGATAATCAAGTTGAGATACAAGAAATACAAAAATTTCAATCTGAGGTTCAAGCATATCAAACTGCTGTAACTTCTCATATTAATGAAAATAGTGCTAAAATTAAAGAATGGGTTGATAGAGAAGCTTTAGAAATGCAAAGATATGGTGCTAAGGTGCAGGCAGAAACACAAAAGTTTAATGCTGAAAATGTAGCATACCAAGCACAATTGCAGGTTTCTATTGAAAATCAAAATTTAGGTTTAGAAAAACAATCTGTTAATAGTCAAAGAATACAATCAAAAATACAAGATAGACAAAATGATATAAATCAAAAAGTTCAAGAATATCAGCAGAATTTAACAAAAGAATTAGAATTATGGACAAGAGAAAACAATAATAAATTGCAAGTATATACTGCTGAAATACAAGATGCTCAATCTAAATATCAAAGAGATAATGCAGTGTATGCAGCTAAAATGCAAAAAATATTAAAGAATGCTGAGTTACATTCTAAAAGAGAAGGTGATAAAATCAATCTCGATTCATTAGAAATACAAAAATTTCAAGCCGAGATACAAGATAATACTGCTAAGATTAATAATGAAGTACAGCAAAACAATGCTAAGATACAAGAATGGGTATCTCTTCATAATGTAAGAATACAAGAGTTTCAAACAAAAGTTCAAGCAGAATCTGAAAAAACACAAATTAAAGTAAATAATTATAAAGACACTTTAATGAAAGCTTTAGAAACTTATAAATCAGAAACAGGTGCAGATATAGCAGAATTACAAGCAAATGTTCAAAAAGAATTAGGAAGATTTAGTAGTGAGTTGCAAGAAAAAACTCAAGCTTTTAATTCTAATATGCAAAAGTATCAAGGGGATTTATCTAATATAACTCAGGTAAATCAATCTAAGATAGCTAAATATCAAGCTGAGATAGTTAAATATCAAACAGACTCTAATCAATACTTACAAGAGTTTGGATTAAAAATGCAAGCAACACAAGCAGACTATCAATTTATAGCTGGAAGATTAGTCCAATTAAAGGGCGAATATAATGGAGCTTTTGTAACAATGGCTCCTAAACAAGTACAACAACAACAACAAAAACAATAAGGAGAAGTAAAAATGGCATCAACAAGAATGAGAGTTTCAAACTCGGTGCAAGTATATCATAGGATCGCTGAAGATAATGATATGGGACAACATGATATAGGAACAAACGATGGTAACGTTTCAGGATTAGGTGGTAGCGGAGATTTCGAATTAGAAGCTGATTCTAATGTGACGTATAATGTAGCTTTATCTACCCATTTTGATAATACTGCAGGTGGTACTGCATTAGCATCAAATGCAATCAGTAAATTTATATTCATTAAAAATACTGGGTATACAAGTAGTACAAAAGCTACAACTTCCGATGGTATATTAGAAGTCGCTTTAGGTGGAACACCATCAGCAACTAAAATATCATTAGAGTCAGGTGAGTCTATATGTCTACATGGAATGGGAACTGACCTTGATAATACCGATGATTATAAATTAAGATCTAGTACAGCTAACAATGTATATGCAGAAATAGTATTTCTTTAAGGAGATAATATGAAAGTAAAAGAGATCATGGAGCGATGCGGCTCAGACTCTACTGGACTGATTATTGCTTACATAAAAGATGCATTAGAAGAGATAGCTATCACTTCTGAAACACATGTAGCTACATCTAAAATTAATATAGTTGATGGTAAAAGATTTTACGATTTACCTAAAGAAGCTTTAAATGTTTTAGATGTTAGATGTAAAGATCATGATAACGAGGATGGTGTATATAGAAGTATACCAAGATCTATTTATGAACCAGCTACGGAGGATACTGATGGCGTCTAAAAAATATGCATACTTTAATAAAGGTAATAAATTAGCTTTAATTCAACAGCAGACTAGTAATATGGTCAGTAATGACTATTTAGAGTATAAAAGCCCTAATGAAAGCGTTGATAGTGGATTAGAGATAGAATATGCTTATTCACCTCATTATATAATTAATGATGTAGCTAAATTAGACCAAAATATAACTCACTACAGATCTAATGGAGGTTTGTTAGAAATAAGTGATAGAACTTCAACATATACAAATTATGGTAATATGAGCGGAGATAACATTACTGATGGAAGTTATATAGTATTAAGAGATGCTAATGAATTTGCAGGTTTGCATCAAACAAATACAAAAAGCGATGATAATGGAACAAATGATGTAATTCAATTAAAAACTAAATATTATGGTAGTAGTACTTGGACTGCCTTTAATACTTCTCCTAAATTGTATTATAGTATAAGTGCTTTATTGGATGAATCATTTGACTTAGACATATCTAGAACTCAAGCTCAAGCAATAGTCTATTATGTAAAAGCAAGATTGTCAGAAGATACTGGTAATCTTGAATTAAAAGAGTATTTCATGAGAGAATTTAAAAAATTAATAGAACGTAGTATGGCTTCTAAACATGGCGGTGCTAAATTTGTTCAAGGTTTTAATATAATATCAAGGAGATAAAATGGCGATAGATCATAAAGGATTAGGACAATTCACAGGCTTAGAAGCTTCAAACATTTCTTTAGGTCAAAGTGGATTTAAATTATTAACAAATACTACATTATCAACAGGAGATGGACATTTTGTTGCATTTAAAGTTATAGGGTCTAGTTCCGCAGCAAATTTAAATGTTAATGCTACAACGTGGGTTGGGGATGATTTAATAGTTAATGATGTACTTACTGGGGAAATGGTATATGGACCTTTTAAAAATATAACTATCTCAAGTTTGTCAACAACAACATTAAGAGTAATTTGTTATTACGGAAAGGAGGGCTAAATGTTAGAGAAATCAGAACATATAGCGATTGGTTTAGATGGCTTGCTTAATGGAGGTAAAAAAGTAAAGAAGAAGGTAGCTTCTAGTAAACATGTTAAGCATAGCAGAAAACATATAAAGAGAAAAACGCATGCTAAAGCTGTTCATCACACAAAGACACAAGGACCAACGACTAGAACAACTCAAGGTGGCGGTGCACAATAAATTTAATTAATCAAAAAAGGAGAAATTGCAATGGCAATTGAAAAATCAGGCGGTAAAATAGTAGGTCTTAGAGGACTTGGTGTAAAAAGAAAAAGAAAGTCTTCTTCAAAGAAAGGTCATTCACATCATGCTGGACAGAGAAAAAATACTCTAAAAAGCAAAAGTTATGGTAAATATGCTTCAAAATCAAGTGATAGTCCTACAAAGAAGGGTAACCAGTCAATATCAAACAACGTTGCTGCTAAACCAGGTACTGCTGCTTCAATAGGAAAAAAACCTGAGTTACCAATAAAGAAAAAACCTCAATTACCTTTAAAGAAAAAACCATAATGGCAGATTCTTTAAAAACAGTTACAGTAGGTATTACTGGGTCATCATTACCATTGATGACCTGGTTACCACAAACTGTAGGTTTGATTGGCGGTATTTTAACAGCTGTATATATGGCTATTAAAATTTATAAGGAACTAAAATAGGAGATCTATCTTGAAAGTAGATAAAGGCGTTGTTAAAAGAGTAGTAGTAACACCTGATAAACACTTTCCCTTACATGATCAAAAGGCGATAAACGTTTTAAAAAGAACAATAGAAATTGTAAAGCCTGATGCTTATGTTGATTTGGGAGATGTAGGTGAATGGGGAGCATTTTCAGCATGGAAGTTTAAAAGAAAGAAAGCTCCACCACTTGAGTATCTTATAGAAGGGTTCGATAAAGATGTCAAAGATGTTAATGAAGGCATGGACATGGTTGATGAATCCCTTGATAAAGCTAACTGCAAGGAAAGGTATATTACGGAAGGTAATCATGATAACTGGCTTAATTATGCAGTTGATAAGTATCCTTATATACCTCAGTATAGATTTGCGAATGCTGTTGACTTAAAAGGGAGAGGTTATACATACTATCCTTTTGGTAAGCATTTAAAGATTGGTAAGCTTTATTTTTATCACGGACATCAATTTGGCGGTCAATACCATACGGCAAACCATCTCAGAAAAATGGGATGCAATATAATGTACGGACATTGGCATGACTTACAACAACATTCAATGACACATATGGATGGACCTAAATCAGCCTGGAGTATTGGATGCTTAAAAGATATGAGTCCTAAAGCGAATGATTGGTTAGATCATAGAAACATTAACTGGTCGCACGCTTTTGCGATTGTAGATTTTTATAAAAATGGATTGTTTACAGTTCATATCATACAAATAATAAATGGTAAAACTTCTTTATGGGGAGAACTGATAGACGGTAATAAATAATGAGGTATTATGGATCAGCAAGCAATAGAGCATTTTATAGGTCAGTATGGCTGGATGGCTATTGCTGCTTTTATTTTTCTAATAGGTAGGAATACTATAGAAACAGCAATTGAAGCTATTAAAGTTTTTGCTGGAGATGATTTAAATACTGATGATGTTATTATTTTTGATGGAAGACCAGCTAGAGTAGTTCGATGTGGCTTATGGAAAACAATCCTCTTTGTATATGATATTGGATGTGCAGATGGTAAACCTTTTATTAAAGGAGGTAATAAGGTTGCTATACAAAATGATAAACTAAAAGATCATTTAATAGAAAAACCTCTACCAATGTTAGATTTAAAAAAATGGGAAAATTGTAAGGAGGAGAAATGATAGGTCAAAAAATGTTAGTTAGCTTTATTATTAAACAAGTTATGAAAGCTATAGAAAAAGCATCAGATAAACAAATTGCTAGCGGTCATGAAAAAAGAATTAAAGCGTTAGAAAAGATTGCACACCCACGTGCGGATTTTATTTGCATGAAATGCGGTTGCAAAGCTAAGAGAGTTGAAAAAGTAACTAAGAAAAGGAGAAAATAATGTTAGAACTAATTACATCAAATTGGGAATATTTTTTACTTGCTCTATATGTTTTAGAGAAAGGTATTAAATTAAGTCCCTCTAAGAAGGATGATTTAATTTTTGATATGATATTAAAACCTATTATTGATAAAATTAAAAAATAGTGAAACATTATGGTGACATAATATTAAGTAAAGATTATTGGGGAGTTACAGCCACTCCTATAACTACGTTCTACTCTGACACGCCTTGCTATAAGGATGTTCTCCCCAATAATAAAAGAAAGTGTATAATATGCCAAGAGAATTATTAGAAATAAATACTTTTGAAAAAGGAGAAAATCATTCTACAGATCCTTCAGATTTAATGGAAGGAGAAGGTGCAGAATTAAGAGGTTTGGATGTAAGTAATATTGGAAGAGTTGTAACTAGCGGAGAAATTAATACTACTGCTAATCCCACTAATCATCCTGATTTTGGAAGTTCTACTTCACAAGGAGAAGGTCTATTTGTTTTTGGAACAGAACATGACGATTTTGAACAAACTGCAGCAGAAGCTACAAGTGTCGGATTTACTGGTGGAGCAACAGCTATAACATGTGCTTCATCAGCTCGTATTTTTATAGGTTGTAAAATTATGCATCCTGTATATTTCTATAGTGGTGAACATTATGTAACTGCTATAACTGCTGGAACAGCAGGTGTTAATGTAACTGGATTTACAATTAATACAGGCTCTGACACTGGTTCTGGCACTATCTCAGGTCAAACTATCTCTGTAGGTGCTGTAACTACAAATAAACATTATATTGCTGGATTTGATAAGACTAATTCTCAGGTAGATATAACAGATAATACAAATGATAGCGCAGGTACAAATACAGCTAATGTTATAGATATAGGTAATGGAAGCGCACCTAAGCCTGTAATGTCTTATGACAATGGTGCTTTTAAAATTGCAGATGGTAATTTTACTAATGCTCAAACTGGTAATAGTAAGAGTAAGTGGAGAGGTTACGTTGAGCAAATATGGTTTCAGGGAACAAATGTAGGATATGGTGCTAATGGATGGTATACTCAAGATGATGAAATTCACAGCCCTGAAAAATATGATGGCTCAAGTACTGGTAATACAAGGTTATATAAAACAACTTTAGCTAATTTAACGGGATTAACTTGGGGTGATGGAGATATAAGAGTTTCTTTATTTGAAGAAGCAGGTAACATTACAAATAGCTTATGGGAAGGTACATGGCATGTTGCTGTATCTTATTTATATGAAGATAATCAAGAGTCTTTATTATATTATCTTTCTTCAGATGCTAATCCAAATACAGGTGTCGTTATAGGAAATGATAAAAAAGTTACTGTTCAAGTTGGAATAGGATGTGGTACAGTAGGCGGCACTAGTAGTGTGGCTTTTAATAAAAGAATTAGGTCTGTAAAAGTTTATGCTCAAAAGGAAGGAAGTGTTGGCTTCGGTACAAGAAATTGGTATTTATTAGGAACTTTTGATATAGCTACTGGAGGAAGAGATACTCATGCTGATACTCAAGGTGCTATATGGGGTGAGATTTCAGGTGCTAGTAGTAGTAAATTTGTAGTGTGTGATGGTGGAGATATAGACGATCCTTCATTGGTATCTACATATGAAGCAGAGACAGGTCATTTATCTGAAAACCCTTCAACAGGGTTACCATTTACTTCATTAGGTATGCCTTATAAAACAAGGGTTGTAGCTAATAGAATAGCTTATATCGGCAATGTTTTTATGGAAGGTAGACATTATGCAGATAGAATGATAAAAAGCCCTGTAAATCAATTATCCAAATACCCTGTACATAGATATTTAGATGTAGTGAAAGAAGACGGAGAAGAGATTACAGCATTAGCTGTATTTAATGATAGGTTAATTCAATTTAAAAACGATACAGTATATATAATTAATGTATCTGAGGATTCAGAATTTTTAGAAAGCACTTATAAAGGATTAGGTGTATGGAGTCAAGCAGCAGTATGTACATCTGATTACGGGATATTTTGGGTTAATGAGAATGGATGTTATTATTACGATTCTCAAAAAATTTCAAATGTATTAGAATTTGAAGGTAAAAGCAGATATAGTACAGCAGGTTGGGCATCTGCTATGAATAAGCCTATGTGTCAGTTTTCTCCTCATAATAGAGTATTGTATGTTGTAGATAAATCAGGTGGAACCGCTCCTGATATTTATATGTTTAATGTCAAATTGCAATCATGGTCAAGAGGGACAGATGGTACACACAATTTAGATAGAAGCAATAGTTATGAAAAAACAAATATGGTATTAGCTTTAGGGACTCAAGACTCTCGCATTATGATTGGCTCTAATAATGAGTTATTTACTATTTTAGCTACGACTGGTAAAGAACAAAATAATGGACTTTGGAAATCTAAAGCATTTGACTTTGGACAAAAAGGACAAAGAAAGAAAATAAAATCAATTAGTATTATACATAAAAATGCAGGAAGTGATAAAGTTTACCCATGGGTTAGATGTATATCTAAAGAAAGTGCAACTTGGAGTGGTTGGCAAAGATTGGATGCTATGGCTGATTATAGTGATTACACTAGACAAGAATTTACAAATTATTATACTCTATCTCTTGCAAATGTTTATTTACTGCAGATAATGGTACAAGGTAATGACGGTACATCAGCTAAAGATATTCCTTCTGATTTTGAACTTGGAAGTATTAGTATATCGTTTAAAAGAAAGACTATTAAATAATGAGCTTTTTAGTTAATAAAAGAAGAAGAGATTTGTCTGATGTTAAAGAAGGCAAGTTATCTTTTATACAAGAGGGAAATGATCTATATCTTTATACAAGAAATAATGCTAAGTTATTTAAAACTAAGTTTTCACAGCTTGAAGCTGATGATAGAATAACAGAAAAAGAAGAAGCTACAAAGATATTAAGAAAGAAATCTCAAGAATTAGTTAAAGCTTTTATGATTAATATTGCAGGAGGTATGAGAGTAACAAATGCAACTAAATGGTGGTGGAGAGCAAATGATGATTCTATGATGCAAGAGAATAATGATACTGGATTAGCATTTGAAAGATTTGCAAGATTACCTTTTATAGCTCCTAGAGATTGTGTTGTCACTCATGCTTCGTTAGCGTGGAATCATGATCAATCTAATTGGAACAGTATACAGCACGATTGGAAAGCTCAGATAGTGAGAGGCATAGCTAGTGGAAGTTCTGGTGGCTCTACGACTTTACTACACACCATCAATGGATGTGTTGTTAGTGATAATAGTTTTAATTCAGGTACACATTACTTTACTGATTTTCCAGTATTAGCTGTAGCAAAAGGTTCTGCTTTTTCAGAAGTAAAATTAAACGCTGGTGACGGTATAAGACTTATATATAAAAGAGGAGTACATTTGTCAACAGGTAATGTAAATTTTAATCTATATATAGCAGGTGAATATTTATAAGGAGAGAGTGATGAATAAGCAATACAAAAATAAAAAAGATAAACCAGCTTTAAGTTTATGGGATTTGATTTTCCAATGGGCTCCTATCGAAGAAGAAGGAGCTAATTACTTAGAGGAAGGTCAGGCAGGTGAAAATTTTTCTGATTGGTATCAAAATATATGGTTACCTAATCAGGATCCCCCAAGACCAAAGCCTTGGAAAGTTAAAAATGAACCTGATAGCATGTATTAATAACAGTAAAATCAAATTTATTTGAATATAAAGAGAGGATATAATATCTTATAAAGTTAGAATATCCTTAAATTTAAGAAGGAGAACAATATGTCATACGGAAGATGGTCTACAGCAGCTAGAAAATCTGACCTAGATAAAGAATGGGAAGCTATTTCCAGTTTACAAGAAGATGTGCAAGTTGCATATGACAAGGCAATGGAAGAGGCAGAAAGCCAAAGTTTCTGGGAGTCGATAGCTTCTGTATTACTCCCTGCTCTTGCTTTTATGTTCTTTCCAGCTTTAGGAAGTATGGGGGTAGTGGCAGGTTCCGCAACTTATGCAGCATTATCTGGATTAGGAGATTTTGTAGGTCATAGCTTGCACGATCTTATTGAAGGTGGTGTTTCTGACCAATTAGGAATTGATGTAGCTTCATATGCTCCTGAGACTTATGCTTCGCAAGTGAGAGATCAAATATCTGGAGAAGGTAACTGGGAAGGTGAAACAGGCAAGTGGGTACATGCAAATAGAACAGCTGAACAAATTTTAAGACAACAAACAGACATAGAAGACTATCTAAGTGACTTAAGCAGCTATCAGTTAGATGAAGATTTTTTACCTACATTTGCTGAAAGCTTTGCAACTAAAATAGCTACTGCAGGTCTTGCACAAAATTATGGTAAATATGATATACCTGGAACACAAGGCGGGGAATGGACTGTAGACCCTAATAGTGGTAATATGCTGCTAGATGGTCAACCAGCTACACCAGGTGTAGTATTAAATTCAGATGATTTTACAAATGCATGGGGTGGAGATTTTACTCCATTTCAAGATTTTGCAGATAATTTTAAAGACATGTTTGCATCTAACCAAATGGAAAAAATGGCTTATGGTCAAGGTATTAATAAATTTGTTTATACTCAACCATTTTATAATGCAGCAGGAGATTTAGTAAAAGAAGGTACATGGGGAATGAATCCTTTATATATAGATTTTATGAAGAGCTTTCAAAATCCTCAAAATAGTTTATGGAATCAAATATCAAAATATGCTGGTGCTAACCCACCAGGATTTGCAACAAAATAGGAAGGAATAATTATGTGGGAATCACCTTATGACCCGTTTGACCCTAATGCTTGGTGGCAACAAGGATTTACTGGTCCAACTGCAACTGACACAATAAATTGGGCTCCTGA